ATGCCTCTCTCTGATGTCGTGTGCCGCAACACGCGGCCGGCCGAAAAAGCGAAAAAGCTTGTCGACGGTAAGGGGCTCTACCTCTATGTCGCACCGAGCGGCGGCAAATTGTGGCGTTGCGACTATGCGTTTGCGGGCAAACGGCGCACGGCCAGCTTCGGCAAATATCCCGCAGTCAGCCTGGCTCAGGCGCGGGGAAAGCGGGATGATCTGAAGCAGGCAATCGCCGAAGGGCGCGATCCGGCAACACCCGAGAGCCGCGGCGCAACTTTCGAAGAACTGGCGCGCGAATGGTTTAAGGCCAATGAAACGAAGTGGGAAACCAGCTACTCGGATCGCATCTGGCGCCGCGTCGAACGCGAAGTGTTCCCAACGCTCGGGCCGAAAGGAGTGGCCGAGATCGAGCCGCGAGAAATCCTCGCCGTGTTGCGGTCGGTCGAGAACCGCGAGGCCATCTACTCGGCTCGCCGCATTCACCAGATGGTCAGTCAAGTTTTCAAGTACGCGATCGTCAGCGGGCACTTGAAGCACAATCCTGCTGCGGATCTAAACGTCGCTTTGAAGGCTGTGCCGAAGGCGAAAGGGCGTGCTGCTCTGACAGCCGCCGATCTCCCCGAGTTCTTCAAGAAGCTTCGCGCAACGCCGATGGAGGAGTCGACGCGCTTCGGGCTCCTGGCGGTCGCGCACGCCTTCGTCCGCACCAACGAAATCCGATTCGCCAAGTGGGGAGAATTCGACTTCGAGCGCGCAATATGGACGATCCCCGCGCCGCGAATGAAGATGAAGCGGGAACTTCGGGTGCCTCTCAGCCGGCAGGCGGCTGCCATCTTCCTTCGACTTCGCGAACTGGCAGGCAGCAGCGAGTGGGTGCTGCCAGGCGTACACGGTAGGCCGGTGAGCGAGAACTGTTTGATCTATGCGCTCTACCGCGTGGGCTACCACAGCCGGGCGACCGTCCACGGGTTTCGGGCAACGGCATCGACGATCCTGAACGAATCGGAATTGTTCGACCCACTGGCGATCGAACACCAGCTTGCCCACGCTCCGAATGATGCGATCCGGGCTGCCTACGACCGCGGCGAGCGGTGGGACAGCCGCGTGAAGATGATGCAGTGGTACTCCGACCTGCTCGAAGGCTACGAGCGGGATGCGGTGAGGAACGATTTCGCGGATTTGCTGGAGTGAAAAGCGGACGGGCTCTAGCGCATACGCTCCGCAGAGTTCTGCTTAGCACCCGTCCGCCATTAAACCGGACACTTCTTGGTTATTCCACTCTTGGGTGTGAACCGGTTTCCCGGCGAGCCGTCGCTGAAGTCCGTCTATGCGACCAGAATAATTTAATCCGAGCGACTGCGAAAAGCAAATTAGGCGGCCCTCGAAGGATTCGAACCTCCGGTCCCCGCTTTGCAGGCAGGAGACTTCCCACAGTCCTCGCCGGGCCTCAACAGGCGGCATTACCCGCCGAAATCATTGTCGCCTCCATCCCTTGATTGCGTCACACCACTCGGGTGAAAATCACTCAATAATCTCCCAATATCCCACATTCGCTTGAAAGTCACGTAAAAAGTGATATTGCTTGGGACGAAAGGAGACACATCGGATGGAACTCGACCGTTTTCTCCGTGTCAGCGAGGTCATCGAAGCGACGACACTCTCGCGAGCGGAAATCTATCGCCGCATGCAGAAGGGCGAATTCCCACGCCAGCATCGCATCTCACACAAGCGCGCCGTCTGGCGGCAGAGCGAGATCATAGCATGGCAGGAGCGCGTGACGCATGCCTGATGATTTCGACGACCTGCTCGGCGACGAGCCACCCCGTCGCAGACGTGGCCGGCCGACGCGGGAAGAGGCTGCCGCGAGGCTGCAAGCGCAGATGTCGAGTGCCTTGCCGCACTATACGGAGTTTCGTCGCCCTGTCGGCGTGACGTTCCTGGCGAACATTTGTGGCAAGCAGCCGAAGCAGATTCAGAAGCGTCTCGAAAAGTGCCCGACCGATTCGTGGCAGACGCACGGCGGTAAACAAGTTCCGCTCTACGATTTCATGACCGCCATGGCGTATCTCGTGCCGCCGCAGGGCAATATCGAAGACTGGTTCGCGCAGCAGAACGCAGCCAGTCTGCCGCCCTACGTCAACAAGATGTGGTGGGACAGCGCGAACCAGCGCAACCGCGTCATGCGCTCCTCGAACCAGCTTTGGCACGACGAGGATGTGATGATGGTCTTCGGTCGCATCCTCATGCTCATTCGCGAGGAGAGCAAGTCGTGGGCCGATGATCTGCCAGAAAAGGACTTCCTGACCAACGACCAGTACAACGCGATCGTCGATGCGGCGAACCGGTTGAACAACCAGATCCGCGAAGCCCTGATCGATATGCCCCATCAGTTCAAAACGCTGTCCATGGCGCACACGATCAACAATGAATTGAACGCTGCCGGTGCCTTGCCCGACGACGAACCGAAGGGCGACGATGACAATTCATAAGACCATGCGTCCGCCGACGCTCGACGAGTTGATCGACGCAGCGCCGTTCCCGTCCCTCGAAGCCCTGATCGCCAAGAGCGCGGAGTTGTTCAGCCCCAATGAGCGGCTGACGGTCACGGAGTCGGCTGAGAGATACACGAAACTCGGCAGCGGCTCGGGTCGATCGGTCCTGTGGAATCTGACGAAAACACCCTACATCGCCGAGCCACAGGACACGCTCACCAGTCTCGATTATCGCGGCATGATCTTCGTGGGGCCGAGTCGTACGGGGAAAAGTGTGATGGCCTTAAATTGGGTCACTCATACTGTCATGAATGACCCCGACGACATGCTCCTTGTTCACACCGACTCGAAGAACGGCCGCAAATGGTCGAAGGGCGAATTCGATCGTTACCTGATCGCATCGACCGCCGTGCGCCAGCGACAGCTTACGGCGCGGCAATACGACAACACGTTCGACAAGCAGTTCAAGTCGGGGATGCGCTTCAACCTCACCTTCCCCACGTCGAGCAACCTTTCGGCCATCACGGTCGGCAAGGTGTTCTTCATGGATTATGATCGCATCAGCGACGACACGGAAGGCGAGGGCAACCCCTACGACCTCGGCGCCACGAGAACGCGCACCAAGGGACGCTTCGGCATGACGGCGGCGGAAAGCTCGCCGAACCCCGACAAGGAAATGCCTGATCCGAAGTGGACGCCCGACAGTCCGCATGCCGCGCCGCCCGCGCCAGGCATCTTCGAACTCTACAATCGCGGTGACAGGCGCTGCTGGTATTGGCCTTGCCCCCATTGTGGGGAGTATTTCGAAGGCCGGTTCGAGCATCTGCAAGGGTGGCAGGATAAGCACGACATGGCTGACGCGCTTGAGTCCGTTTACATGGCCTGCCCGGCCAACGGCTGCGTGATCGAGCCGCATGAGAAGGAGCGAATGAACGCCCGTGGCATTTGGGTGCCTGACGGCGGTTGCGTCACGCGCGACGGCGAGATTGTCCCGATCGATGGGATGAAGATCGTCCGATCCAAGATCGCCTCCTTCTGGCTCAAGGGGCCGGCTGCCGGCTATTTCTCCTGGGCCGATCTCGTTGAAGCCTACATCATTGCACAGCGTGCATACGAGGAGACTGGCGACGAGGGGCCGCTGCGCAAGACTGTCACGACCGATCAGGGGATGTACTACATCTCGAAGTCGCGACTGTCGGAGCGAACCCCCGAACAGTTGCGTGAGCGCGCGGAAGATTGGGGATCTACCTCCGATAAACCCACGGTCCCCGAGGGTGTGCGTTTTATCATCGCCACGGTCGACGTGCAGGGAGACGGCTTCGTCTGCCAGACGACCGGCTTCATGCCGAACGGTGATGCTGTCGTCATTGACGGCTGGAAGATCAAGTCGTCCGACCGATTGGACAGCGACGGGAAGAACCAGCCCGTTGATCCGCGAGCCTTCGCCGAGGATTGGGATATGCTCGTGCCGCTCGTGCTTGAGAAGACCTACGAGCTTGGCGACGGCAGCGGCCGGCATATGGGCATCCGCATGGCCGGCGTCGACGGCTACGGCATGGAGGGCGTGACCGTCCAGGCGTATCGCTTCTGGCAGCGTTTGAAGGCGCGCGGCGACGGAACCCACCGCCGATTCGCCGTGACCAAGGGCGAGCCGAGGAAGGACTGGCCGATCGCCAAATCTGTGATGACGGAAGTTGGCGCCGGCAACAAGCACGCGCTCGTGCGCGGCGCCATTCCTCGCATCCATTTCGGCTCGACCCTGGTGAAAGACGCGGTGGCGAATCTCATGGCTCGCCGAATCGCGGCCGAGGACGGGGAAGAGGGCGGTGGTAAACTGCGCTTCCCGCAATGGATGCCGAAATGGTTCTATTCGCAGTTGACCAACGAAATTCGCACGCCGAAGGGATGGGAGAAGCTCGGCAGTCGGCGAAACGAAGTGTTCGATCTCACGTCCTATGCCGTGGGTCTGGCCTATCGCCCGATCGAGGGCAACGAGTTCCCGTGGGTGCCCATCCATTTGCAGCGCATCAATTGGAAGCAGCCGCCCGCATGGGCCGCACCGTGGAATGAAAATGAGCTTGTGTTCGGCACCGTGGGAACGGCCGTGAAGGTTGAGGCACCAAAGAAATCTACTTTGTCTGATCTTGGTAATCGGCTGGCCTAGATTTCACGTTTAAAGTGAAAATCAATAAATAACTTGCAAGAGTTTCACGTTTCGCGTATTCATACGTGAAATTAACGTGAGACTGTTGATGGCGACCACTGCCGATCTCCTCGCTCAAGCGAAGGCTGCTTACGCGAGCCTCGTCATGGGGACGGCGGCTGTCGAAATTCGTGACAGCGATGGCAGTTCAATTCGCTACACGGCTGCCAACGCCAGTCGTCTGCGCGCCTATATCAAGGAACTCGAAAACGAATTGGCGGGGTCGCCCACAGTCCAGCCTCCCATGAGGCCGGTGTGGGGATGAGCGCTGCCTACGATTTCTCCGACCTGCTAGGGGCCGAAGCCGTAGTCCCCCCGGCTGCCCTTGCGGTGCCGCCCGCTGCCTCGGCGGTGGCAGCGGGCGGTGTTGCCTATGACGGTTCCAGCAAACTCGACAGGTTGTCTCGGTGGCGTCCTGCCATTCGTTCTGCCGACGCCGATCTTCTTCCCGAGAAGGTCGATCTCGACGCCCGTGCCCGCGACACCTTCCGCAATGACGCCTACGTCGCTGGCGGCGGCTCGATCTACAAGGACTCCATCGTCGGTTCTCGCTATTTTCTGAACGCCAAGCCTGAGACCAAGATCCTCTTCGGCGACGACGACGAGCAGTGGGAAGCCGAGTACCAGGAGGAAGTCGAAACGAAGTTTACCCTGTGGGCCGAAAGCCCGCAGAATTGGGTGGACGCGGCTCGTCGCAACAGCTTCACCGCAATGATTCGCCTTGCGGTCGGCGTGGACATGAGCGGTGGCGAAGTCCTCGCATCGGCCGAATGGATGCCGAAGGACGGTCGTCCCTATCGTGTCGCCATGCAGATGATCGACGCGGATCGCCTGTCGACCCCGAGCGATCTCACCTTTCTGACGAACAGCCTCATTCGCAATGGCGTCGAACGTGATCGTCGGGGGGCTCCCGTCGCCTATTACATCCGCAATTCGCATCCGAACGAGGGGCCGTTCCTCGATTATACCGATCTCAGTGCGGTGACCTGGAACCGCGTTCCGGCCCGTAAGTCCTGGGGCCGTCCGATGATCCTGCATCTGTTCGAGCAGACGCGGCCGGATCAGACGCGCGGCGTCTCGAAGATCGTATCGGCGCTGACGGAAATGCGGATGACGAAGCATTTCCGCAAGACCGAGCTTGAACGTGCCGTGGTTGCTGCGACCTACGCCGCCTCCATCGAATCAGAAATCCCGCAAGACGTGGCCGCCGCGTTGGGCACGGGAAGCAGCGACGGCAATCCCACTACGCAGTGGATGACCGACTATCTCGCGGCCATAGCGGTATACTGTGGCAACGCGACGAACCTGCACATGGATGGTGCGAAGATTCCGATCTTTGCTCCCGGCACGAAGCTGCACATTCAGAATCCCGGCGCCACTGGCCCGGTGGGCGACAAATTCGAGCAGAGCCTGCTTCGCTATATCGCCGCGGCTCTCGGCGTCTCCTACGAGCAATTGTCGCGTGACTACACGCAGACGAATTATTCCTCCGCTCGCGCAGCGATGGGCGAGACGTGGAAGACCATGCAGGCGAAGAAGAAGCTCGTTGCGGATGCGACGGCGAACTTCATTTATCGCCTCTGGCTTGAGGAAGCGATCAACTACAACCAGATCGAGTCCCTGAAGCGCCGCGACATTCCGAAGTTCTATGACGGGCTCAACGCCGAAGCCTACAGCGCGTGCGAATGGATCGGTGCCGGGCAGGGTCAGATCGACCCGCTCAAGGAAACCCAGGCATCGGTGCTGAAGCTCAAAGCCGGTCTCTCCACCAAGGAGATCGAGATCGCCCGGTTCTCCGGTGGCGACTGGCGGAAGGTTTCGCGGCAGATCGCACGCGAACATGCGCTGGACAAGTCCTACGGCAATCCTTCGGTCTACGACCAGGCCGACACGACCAATCTTGAAAATTCGCTCACTGCGCAGCCCAACGACGGAGGGAGCAAATGAACCCTTTTCTCGCACGATTTCGCGATCAGCCCGCGCTGATCGAAGAGGGGCACAACACCTGGCTCGAAAGCTGCCTCAATGCCGTCGCCGAGCGTCGTGATGTCTTCGAGAAGGCATATGACGGCGAAGACTTTTGGGGCGAGGGCGCATCGTGGCTGCGTCCCTATGAAGTCAAGGACGGCATTCTTTATGTGCCGGTCAAGGGCGTTCTGCTGAACGACTTCCCCTATGCCTTTTTCGATTGGGCGACGGGCTACGAGTACATTTGGGCGGCGATCAAGCGCGGTCTTGACGATTCCAACGTCAACGGCATTGCCCTCGTCGTCAATTCAGGCGGCGGCATGGTCGCGGGGAATTTCGATCTCGTCGACCGGATATACGAAGCCCGCAGTCAGAAGCCGATTCGCGCTTTCGCGGCCGAGCACGCTTATTCCGCCGCGTACAACATCGCTGCTGCCGCCGAGCATGTCACCGTTGCGCGGACGGGCGGCGTTGGCTCCATTGGCGTGATCGTGACGCAGGTGGAAATGAGCCGTGCGCTCGATACGGCCGGCATCACGGTCAATCTCATTCGTTCAAAGCCCGACAAGATGGAGGGCAACCCTTACGAGGCGCTGTCGGACGGCGCACGCAAGCGGATTCAGGAACGCGTCAACGCGTTCCATGACCAGTTCGTCGCTTTGGTGGCGAGAAACCGAGGCATGGAAGCGAAGGCGGTCGACGATACCGACGCGCACACCTTCATGGCTCAACAGGCGATCGACAATGGACTGGCCGATGCGGTCGGTGCCTTGGACGACGCCATCCTGGCCTTTGGGGCCGCAATCTCAGAAGGAGATGATGAAATGGCCGGAAAAGATCAGGCCGCGAACGAAGAAGCCCTCGCCGCTGCGACCGCTGCCGGCGAAGAGAAGGGTAAGGCGGCAGGCAAGACCGAGGGTCGCACTGAAACGCTCACGCGCATCAACGCGATCATCGACTCCGACGCCGGCAAGGTGCGTCCGAAGGCGGCTCTCCATGCCGCGCTGAAGACCAGCATGTCGGTCGAAGAGGCGACGGCCTTCCTTGCCGCACTGCCCGAGGAAGGCAAGCAGGAGCCCGAGAAGCCGGCTGGTGCCGGTGCGCCCGAGGGCATGCTTTCCGCCGCCATGGACGGCACCAAGAACCCCGATGTAGGCGCTGGCGACGGCACCGATGCGGATGATCCGAAGAACAAGGCCGAACAGGATCGGGCGCTCATCGCGTCTTACGGTCTCGCCGGCTTCAACAACAAGGAGTAAGCGGCGATGAGCAATGTCACGCCTCCGTATGCCGATCCCGGCCGAGCCTCTTTCGAGCAGCTTGACACCTACCTGCAGAACTTCCTGCTGGCGGGTCACGATCCCGAACTGAAGCCGGCCTATTCCTTCCCGGTGCCGAACAACGTGGATTACAAGCAGTTCACCGTTGTCGGTCTCAACGCCGATGGCGACCTGGTGCCTGCCACCAATGGCGGCGCTGCTGCCGCTGCTTCCGGTACGCTGACGTTCAGCGGCGTCGGTACGGCCAACGATACGGTCACGATCGGCAACGTCACCTACAAGCTCGTGGCGGCTCCCGCTGCTGCGAACGAAGTGAAGATCGGCGCCGCTGCGGCCGATACCGCGGCCAATATCGCTGCTGCCATCAACGGCGGCGCGGGCGAAGGGACGCTGTACGGCACGGGCCCCGATCCGCACCCGCAGGTCTCGGCTTCCGTCAACAGCGCGGTCGTCACTGTCACCGCACGCCAGACTGGCGACGGCGGCAATGGCGTTGCAACTACCGAGTCCGGCACTGGCACGGCGTTCGCGTCTGCCACCCTGACCGGTGGTCGCGATGCGGGCGCCGGTGGTGTTCAGGCGCTCGGCGTGCTCGCGCACGCGGTCACGCTCGGCTCCACGGGCTCTGCCAACGGGCAGGCATGGTATTCGGGCTGCTTCAACCAGGATGCTCTCGTGTGGGACGCTTCGTTCGACACGGACGCCTCGAAGCAGGCTGCGTTCCGTGGCGCCCCCACCCCCACCACCATCATCGTCGCCAAGCGCGGCTAACCCCAAGGAGGTTCCAATGTCGGCTTCCAGCCAGAACTACGAACTTTGGGACACGAACCGATTCCTGGGCGTGTTCCGCGATATCAAGCCCGATCCGCTCTACTGGACGCAGTGGTTCCCCTACGAACTGCGGTCGCAGGACGAGTGGATCGATTTCGAGAAGATGCCCATCCAGGGTCGCAAGCTCGCGCCGTTCGTCATGCCGCTCGCACGCGGCGCCTCGGTCTATGAGGATACGGCGACCGGGTATCGCTTCAAACCGGCTTACGTGAAGCTGGAAGATCAGATCGACCCGCTCATGCCGCTTCGTCGTCGTGCCGGTATCGATCCGACCATGACGCAGATGCCCGTGCCTCTGCAGCCGGCGCAACGCCTCACGCTGATCCGCGCTGCGATGACCGAGAGCCATGTCCGCGCGATTCAGCGTCGGTGGAACTGGATGGCGGCAACGGCGCTGCGTGACGGCCAGGTCACGATCTCCGGCGAGAACTATCCGGCCGTCCTCGTGGACTTCCAGCGCGCGTCGGGCCACACGATCACCCTTTCTTCGGGCGATCGCTTCGGCGACTCCAATGTCTCCATCGTCGATTTCTTCCAGCTGGTCATCGACCGGATGGCGACGGCGGACTTCGGCGGCGTTCCGGTGCGTGCGACCATGGGTGGCGGCGTGTGGGCCATCATGCGCAAGGATGCTGAGTTCAAGGAGCACCTGGATCTCAACATCAAGGGTGGCAACATCACCTACGAGCGCGGCCTGGTGACCGGCGAACCTGTGTTCAAGGCCGGCGAGATGACGGTCGGCGGCGGCTCGGGCCAGACGATCGAACTGTGGGTGGACAACTCCACCTACGTCGATCCCGAGACCGGCTCGGCCACCCGCTACATCGCGAACCACCAGATTCTGTTCACGTCCACGCCGGATGCGATCAACGGCACTCGTGCCTATGGCCGCATCATCGACCGTGCCGCGAATTGGGAGGCTCTTCCGATCTTCCCGAAGAATTGGGTGTCCCAGGGCGACGTGGAGGTCGAGTACATCACCCACAAGTCGGCGCCGCTCTACGTGCCGGTCAACCCGAACGCGACTCTTCTCGCGAACGTCATCGCGGCGTCCTGATCGCTGCGGTGAAGAAATCATAGGGCAGCCCATTGAAGGCTGCCCTTCCTCTAAAACGGGAGATCCCTGAAATGAAACTCGGATACACGCTGCATTCCATCATCAGCGGCAAAAAGAACCTGCCGATCCATTCCGTCGAGGCGTTCAAGTCGGAAGATCACTCCGATCTGCTGAAGCTCGGTGCCATCCGCGCGCCCACGGAAGACGAACTCAAGCTCTACGAGATGACGCATCCGTCTGGCCGTCCTGCCGACAAGGGCGCGGACGAAGCCTCTGTCGCAGCGCAGAAGGCCGCGGCCAAGAAGGCTGCGGAGGAGGCCGAGAAAAAGGCCGCTGCCGAAGCTGCGGAGAAAGCCGCCGCACAGGTGGCCGAACAGACGCCCTCCGAGCCGTCTGCCGATCCCGATGAGCAGGACGAAGCTCTCCTCTGATGGCCGCATGGCGCGACATGAAAGCGAAGGGTCTCGGTGACATTCACCGGACCTTCCAGATTCCGGCAGTGTACCTGACGCACACTGCCGGAACGCCTGTTCGCGTGAACGTGCGTCTTCATCAGGCCCCCCGCGTCTCCCAGGTGCAGGCGGAAGCATGGGCCGACGCGGGTCGACTCCTGGATGAGAGCGACAATATCGTTTTCGATCTTGCAGAACTCTCAACCATTCTCCCCAAGGCATATGTCATCTTCGGAAACTCCGAGGCATACCTGACCGGCCCGAGCCGGCCAGCGCGCGACGGCTACCAGATCGTCGATGTCACCGTGGTTTCCCAAGCTGATCTTACTACGCTTCTCGCCGCCGTCGATACGACCGGCGCGACGTGGGCGGGCGTGCTGACATGAGCGGAGCCGTCATCGTCGTTGAATTCAGCCAGGCTCCCTTCATCACGGAGATGACGCCTACCGTCAGCACGGCGCTGACTCGCGCGTTGAACAAGACAGCAGATCGATCCCGCACGCGCTTTGCGCGCGCCGTCCGTGAGCAGGTGGCGTTTCCCGCCTCCTATGTCTCGCCCTCGAACAAGCGCCTGTGGGTCAAGACGCGGGCGCGCAACGGCGCTTTCACTACAGTCATCGAAGGCCGCGGCTCGGCAACCTCGCTTGCACGCTTCACGCGTCAGAAGCCGCTCGCCGGTGGTCGCCGTCACAAGGGCGGACAGGTGAATGTCACCGTCAAGCCCGGTGCATCGAAGACGATCAATCGCGCCTTCCTCGTCCGTCTGCGGAACAACAACATCGGGCTCGCCGTCCGTACTGACGGGCCGGCTCCGTCGCGCGCGTACAAGCCCAAGCCCTTCGGCAAGAACTTGTGGCTTCTCTACGGACCGTCCGTTGATCAGGCCCTCAGCGCGGCATCGATCGATGGCGGCATCTATGAGGAGATGACACCGGAAATGCTCGATTTCCTCGGGCAGGAGTTCGACCGTCAGATGGAGTTGCTTGAAAATGGCTGATCCGTTCCGCCTTCGCATCATGAAAGCGATCACCGCGCAGCTCAAGACCATTTCGCCCGCTAACGGCTACACGCAGGATATGTCGGATTACATCGACAGTGCCGGTCGGTCCGCGGAGCGGGTTTCGCGCGGTCGCACTATCTTTGGCGACAACGATCCATTGCCCATGCTTGCCCTGCTGGAAAACCCTCGCATGGAAGATGTCGGCAACGGTGCGACCAGTTCGGATCAAGCCCTGAACCAGTTCGGCGTTTTGATCCAGGGTTTCGTGCCAGACGATAAGTCACATCCGCTCGATCCAGCCTACAACCTGGCCGCCGAGGTTGTTGCGGCGATGGTGAAGGCGAAGAAGGATCGTTACAACATCCTCGGGCTTGGCGGTACGAGCCCTTGCGTCATGGCCCTCTCCATCGGGCAGCCGATTCATCGTCCGCCCGACGATGATGTTTCCGCCGTCACATATTTTCTGGTTCCGGTGACCCTCACCATCGCAGAAAATCTGGAGACACCTTTCGCTTGAAGCAAAATCACGCTATACGTGATAATCACTAAAAGGAGAAGCCATAATGGATACGACTTCCAAAAATCTGACGGTGCCGCGTGGGAAGATTTTCTTCGCGAAGTACAAGAGTGGGACGCAGACACCCGGCCCGATGCGCGAGCTTGGCAACTGCCCCGAGTTCACCCTGACGCGAAACTCGGACACCCTGCAGCATTTCTCGTCGCAGGCCGGCCTCAAGGAGCAGGACGACGAAATCGCCATCGCGTCGACGCTCACCGGTGCCCTGACCACCGATGACATCAAATCCGAAAACATCGCCTATTTTTTCATGGGCGATGTGGGAAACATCACGGTAACCTCCCTGACGGCTCAGGTGGACACGTATCTCGACACGAAGACGGGTGACAGCTTCCAGATCGGACGCAGTGATTCGAATCCTTCCGGTCATCGGAAGTTGACGATCACCACCGTCACGGACGGGGCGGCAAGCTCTCCCGCCACTCTCGTTGCGGACACGGATTACACCGTTGACGCCGACCTTGGCATTATCACCATGCTCACGGATCAGGCGAAGGTGGAAATCACCTATGACGTGGCGGCTTCCACTCGCGAGCAGATCGTCGCTGGTGACAACCAGATCGAGGGTGAACTGAAGTTCGTCTCCTTCAATGCGGTCGGCGCGCAGGGTGACATCACGATACCTCGTGCGCGATTGGCGCCGAACGGTGACTTCGCCCTCGTCAACGACCCTGGCTCGACGGCGTATCAGACGATGCCGTTGACCATCACCGCTCTCAAGAAGGGCAATCTGGCGCTCGCCTATCGCGATGGGCGAGCAGTTACCTCGTAAGGAGCGATCATGAATCAGTTGGAGACGCTGATTATCCCGACCGAGACCGTGGAGTTTGGAGACCAGTCCTTCGAACTTCGCGGCCTCGCCCTTCCCGACATCACCTTCATCGTTCGCCATCATCGCGCAACCTTGTCGAGGCTCTACACGGAAGCCATCGAAGGCAAGCTCGAAGGCAGCGTCAACGAGATCGCGATGTCGATGCTGGATGATTTCGCCCCGCTCGCCGGCATGGTGATTGCCTGTGCGATGGATTCGCCAGGTCATGCCGACAAGGTGATGAAGTTGCCGCTCGCCTTTCAGGCCGATGCGCTTGAGAAGATCGTGCGGCTGACATTGGTGGGCGAAAACGCACTGGAAAAACTGATGGAGATCGTCGTTCGGGCGGTTCAGGGCACGGCAGTCCTGACCTCCCCGAGAACCTGACAGCGTGGGTAGAGGGTGTCCATCGCCAGATCAGCCTATTGCTCGATCATGGTCACCCCAACGCTCTTTCCTACCCCGTCTGGCTGGTTTTTGTAGAAGCTGATTTCGTGGTCCGGCGCATAAACGCTCACCTGGCCATACAGACATCTCTCCTGCAAATGGCGCTCTCCAGTATTCCGAACATGAGCGTGAAGCCCGCGGGCACAAAGAAAACCGCCACGGATTTGTCTGAGATTCTGAAAGGCATGATCGATGGCCGGTAGCCGGGAACGGGTAGTCGAATTTGCCGTCAAGGCACGCGACGAATATTCGACAGTCCTCAAGAATTTGGAGCGGCAGCAGAACAAGCTTTCTGCTGCCGCGAAGGCTGCGAATCGCCGTGCTGTGGTCGGCGCGGCCCAAGGCGACGTTGACGCCGCGCTTGCCAATTACAAGCGCCTGACCTCCGAGGTCGACCGCTACAACAAGGTCTTGGCGGACGGTCGCCGCAACTTCACACTCGCCGATGCAGAGCTTGAAGAACTTGCCTCCACGATCAAGCTGACGCGCGACCGTGCGCGCGAAGCTGCCGATGCATATCAGCAGAAGCGGGCTGCGCTGGCGCAACTGACGGGCACCACGAATAGCGGCATCGCGGCTCTCACGCGCCTGACTGTTGCCACGCGGCAGGGTGTCACGGCCGGCATCGAACAGTCCGCTGCGGTGGCAGGCGAAGTCACCCAACTGAAGAAACTTGAGACCGGTTCTCGGACGGCTGCGACCGCGCAAGGGCTGCTGAAAAAGCAAACGGACATCACCACAGTCTCGCTTCTGCGTCAGCGCAGCGCGGGCAACATAAAGGGTGAAGGCCAGGCCGTTGCCGCGTTCGGGTTGAAGCCGTACCAGCTTACCAATCTCGGCTATCAGGTAAATGACGTGGTGTCCGGTCTTGCCATGGGGCAGCGGCCGATACAGATCCTCGCGCAGCAGGCGGGTCAGTTCGTCCAGATATGGCCGGGCATGATGTCGGTGCTCGCGCGCTCGATTCCTCAAATCGCACTGTTCACTGCCGTTCTCACGCCTTTCATCGTGGCGGCCTCGCGTCTGCACACGTTCAACGAATCCATCCGCATCTTCACGCAGCAACTCACGCTGTCGGCCGATGGCGCGCAGTACAGCGCGGAAGAACTCGCCAAACTCACCGACAAAATGGACAAGTTTGGCTATTCGACCAAGAATGCCCGCGCTACGCTTCTCCAGTTCGTCAGCGCGGGGATCTCGCAGAAGAACTTCGAACCACTTGCCCGCATGGCGCAAGACCTGTCGAATTTCAGCGGTGAGAAGATCGAAGACGCCGGCAAGCGGCTTTCCGAGGCGTTCAGCGGTTCGGTCGATGGCGTCATCAAACTCGACAGCGAACTTGGCTTCCTGAGCGCCGAGCAGTTGAAGTCGATCAAGGTGATGAGAGATTCCGGCCATAGTGCCGACGCCTTGAGCTTTGCGCAGGCGGTATTGCAGGGCAAACTTGCCGCGACCCGTGAGGAAACGGGTCCGTGGGGTGATGCGGTCAATGACCTGTCGAAGGCATGGGGCAACCTGGTCACGACAATTCAGGATTCGGGGGTCATCACCCTTGGCGCAGTGGCGCTTAAGAGTCTTGGCTTCGCGGCTAAAAATGCTGCGGCTCTCATCAAGGGTGCGTCCAACGTCCTGGATCACGGTTCCGTGTTCGATCAGGGAACACCCACGGCGCAGTTGCAAAACCAACTCGCTGCCATCCAGCAGTCGATCGCCATAGAAAAAGCTCTCCGTTCCAGTGGCATGAGTTCCGGGTCGGCCGGTATGTCTGGCGAAGACACGCTCAAAAATCTGGAAGACCAGCAACAAGCCTTGGCGCTCATGCTTGCCTCACGCCGTGAGGAAGTCACGGCGATCAAGGAAGGAACAGAAGCTCAACAGGCTTCGGCTGATGAGACAGAGCGCGCCAAAAAGGCTCGTGATGCCGTTCAGGAAGTGCTCGACAAACAGATTTCCGATCTCGACCGCGAGGCCAGGCAAGTAAGCGAGACTGCGCGCCAACGCTATATTGAGAACGAGTACCTGAAGGCGAAGAACGCTGCGCTTGAAAAGGCCAAATCGCTCAACCAGGATATCCTCGGGCTGACGGAACAGCAGGCGAAGGCCGTCCGTGACGCTGCGGCGGTCTCTTACGACAAGGCGCATCCGAATTACGAGGCACAGTACACCGCGCAGCGGAACAGCCCGGATGGCGCGCAGATGCGCGAGCTGGTCGCTGGTGTTGCCACGATAGCAGATAGGCTCCATCTCAGCGCCAAGGATCTGTTGACGGCCATCTCCTACGAGACAAAGGGCACGTTCAACCCGTCGATCAGGGGCGGCGCCGGCAATAAGTATGTCGGGCTGTTCCAGGCCAGTCCCGACGTTCAGGCGAAATACGGCATCGATCAAAATTCATCGATCACCAAGCAGCTTGAGGCCATGGCGAAGTACCTGGTCGACGCTGGCGTTAAGGCCGGCGACGGCCTGCTGCAAATCTACGCCGCCATCAACGCGGGCAGTGCAAAGAAAACAGGTGCCTCCGATGAGAAGAACGGCGGCGCTCCTGGCACGGTGCTCGACAAGGTGTCCGAGCAGATGGGCGATCACGAGGCCAAGGCGCAGGCACTGCTCGCTGCATATGCCGGCATCGCTGAGCAGGCCAAGAAAACTGCCGAATATGAGAAGGACTTCAAAGAGCGCACGGATGCTGCGCAGCGGCAACTCGATCTAAAGACACAAGAGACCCGCGAAGCTGCGATAGCGCAGGCTATCGGCGCCGAGGAGGCGCGCGCCAAAAAGCAGGGCGTGGAACTCACCAAACAGCAACTCGATCTCATCCGTCAGACGACCGGCGCTCTGTTCGATCGGGCTCATGCGGACGATCAGGTCAACAGTCTCGTCAAGCAGCGGAGCGCGCTCTTCGAGAGCCTCCAGATCGCACAGCAGGTTGGCGATCAGGCGAAGGTGGCCGATCTCATCCCGAAGATCCAGGATGTCGAAAAGCAACTTGAGAGCGCCATCCCCGCAGCCATCGCGTTCTGGCAAGCCATCGGAGGCGCTACGGCCGATCAGGAGATAGCGCACCTGCAACAGTTGCAGGATACCCTGGGCAAGACGATCCAGGCCATCGACAAGAAGTTCCTGCCCACGGCGATCGACCTCAACGAGCGACTGGCCGACGTGGGCGCCAATGCGTTCGACAAGATGGCGCAGGCGATTGCCAACGGCGAAAATGCGGCGCAGGCATTCTTCGACGCGCTGCGTCAGGGACTGGCCGACTTCCTGATCGAGATCGGCAAGGCCATCATCAAGCAGGCCATCTTCAATGCGATCTCGGGCGGCTCGGCGGCAGGTGGGTCGGGCGGCATAGGCGGGTCGATCGTCAGTGCTATTGCCAGCATCTTCCACGGTGGCGGTGTTGTCGGTCGGTCGGCCGCACCCATGCGCATGGTCAATCCTGCCATCTTCGCCAATGCGCAGCGCTTCCACAGCGGCGGCATCATGGGCCTGAAGCCAAACGAAGTTCCTGTGATCGCCGAAGTGGGTGAGGAAATGCTTACTTCCAGTGATCCCCGCCATTCGAGAAACGGTGGCGGTCGAGGCGGCGCGGTCAACGTGAAGAACGTCAATGTGTTTGACGCTTCGGAGGTTCTGGAGGCGGCGCTTGCGACGACGGCCGGTGAGCGTGTCATCGTCAACTGGATCAGCAGGAATCCGGCGAAGGTGAACCTCGCGCTCAGCAGTTAGAGGTTGCTCATTTTCACGTTTAACGGTAATCTCACGCGAATACGTGAAGGTTTCGAATGACCGTTTTTCTCCCCATTGTCCCCAACTGGCAGAACGGCGTTCGGGACGTTTACGAGTTCAAGACGAACGTCTTCACCGCCAGGGACGGCAGTGAGCAACGACGCTCGGATCGAATTCAGCCTCGCCGATCGATTTCCGCCGCCGTGCTATTGGATGGCGACCGCCAGCGGATCTTCGCGCAGACGATCAACCTAGCGAAAGACGGCAAGGTTGAAATCGCCGATTTCTCGGCGGATGGAGCGATTCTCCAGGTGACTGTCGCCGATGGCGCCACGGTTCTTTCGGTCGACCGCATACCACCGTGGCTGATAAACGGCATTGATTGCGTCATCCTGACCGGTAGGCGTGCACAAAAAGTCAGCGTCGATTTCATTTCGGGAACACAGATCGCGCTCGATCCGGGCGTGGTTGGCGCAGTGGGGCAGGGAGCGCAACTTCTCCCACTCCTCCCGGCGTCGATGGCGACGAGCAGCACGCTCTCCATGTACACGACGCTCATTTCGACCTCTGCCCTGACCCTCGAAATAGAGCCCGGAACGATTGTCAGGGAAGCGGACGATCTTCCGTTCGACGATAGTCCCGATTCGGAAACGACGCAGGTCTTTGGGCCGGCCGGCATCTTCTACGGTCGGTACGCGCTGTTGCGGAAGCCCAACTATCTTCAGCAACCTCAGATGTCATTCCTGGTGCCCTATCAGACGGTGGACTATGACCGCGGCGTCACGAAGACCTTCGCTCCTGTTCCCATCATCTCTCGCACGCTGACGGCCACCTACCTGGCACTCACCCATGCGGATGCCATGTCGATCCTCGACGTGTTCGTGCGCTGCAAAGGCAGGGCAGGGGAGATATACGTGCCGACGTGGGGTCACGATCTGCCCTCCATTGTGAGCGTCAGCGGAAGTGCCCTGGTCGTCGAAGGTACGGCCTTCAACGATGCCTACGCAGGAGATTTGGCGCACAAGACGCTGCTGGTTCGCACGAAGGACGGCACCCTCCTGCCGAGGCAGATCACGAGCATGGCGGCTGCCGGTGGCAACACGACCATCAACGTCGACACTGCCTTCGGTATCGGAGCCTCTGACATCGATCATGTCTCGTGGATGTACGTGGCTCGCTTCGCGCAGGACGCGCTCACGATCGAGTGGCTGACCAACGGCAAGGCCAACATTGCGCTCTCTTTCACCACGTTGGAGAATTTGAGTGCCGAGGACAATTTCGGGAATAACTGGATACTCGCCACAGGCTACTGGCGTGACGGCGGCATCTGGCAAGATGCTTCAGCGTGGGAGGACTGATTGCCTCTCGCCCTCGATCCAATTGAAAATGGCGATAGCGGACTCAGCGTCCGACTGAAGCTCAATCAGCTGTTCAACGCCGCTTTGAACGGCGGCCTGCCGGGGACTATTTCTCCTGAGGATCTGGATGCGGCTTTCGATAAGGTGGCGCCAGACCCGGTAACAAATCTCACCCTCACTTCGACGCTAGATCCGGTGCCCACGCTCATAGCAACGTGGGATTTCTGCGCAGCCCTCGATTTCGCCTATTACGATCTCCAGATCGCCGAAGGCACGAGCGGCCCGTGGATCAGTCGCACGGGGACGGCCGAACGCTATTCGCGATCCGTCCAGGTTGCCACGCTCTATCGTGCCCGCATCCGGGCCTTCGACAAGTCGGGGAACGCATCCGAATTCAGCGATACGGTCTCGATCACGATAGCGGGCGACACAATACCCCCTGCCACGCCGATCGATATCAACGTCACTGGCGGTCTCGGCAACGTTTGGCTGAAGTGGATGCCCAACACGGAAGGCGATTTCGCTTTCTATGAGATATACGAGAGCGGTTCGACAACGACACCCGACAGCAGCGCCGCGGCCACCTACGCCACGGCGAGCGCGACCTACGTTCGCAGCGGCATCAGCGGCAAGCAGACGCTCAATTACTGGTTGCGCGCGGTCGATACATCGGGCAACCGGTCGCCGTGGTCCGCTCGGAAACAGGTGACCACCGAGGCGACGGTTCAAAGCGATATCGTTGCGCTTGACGGTATCCTCTTCACGCCAGCACAGGGCACGGGGAATCGACTGCAATGGACAGCCGGCACGATCAGTTACGGTCCTCCCGGTGAGAGTCCTACGAGCAAATCGGTTGCCTCGGGGCAGGTAGATTGGGTCAGCGGGACGCTCTACGTCTATTACGTTCGCGGCGACACGGCGATATCGACCACAACCGATCTCGTGGCTCTTTACACCGCTAATGGGCTGATCCTTGGGATATATAAGGGCGGCGCCGACTTCCAGTTGGTCGAGGGAAAAGCTAAGATCAACGGTGCTGACGTGCTCGCGCAAACCATTGGCGCGAACGCACTGGTTGCCAACGAGGCGGTCATCACCGGCACAGCGCAATTGGCCGATGCGATCATATCGAGTGCCAAGATCATTTCGCTCGATGCGGTGAAGATCACCGCCGAAAATATAGCGTCGAATAATGCCCTGATCGGCCTAATCAACGGTGCGAATGTTGGCATCACGCCTGGGCAAATTGTCATCAGCGGGAACACCAAACTTTCCGATTGGCGGTTCGGCGGCGACAGCACGAAAATCAACGGTGGTGCGCTTGGAGCCAACAGTGTCGCCACCAATTCCTTGACGGTCGGCAATCGCAACCTGACCTTCGACGGTATCCAGTTCACACCGAATTCCACGACCGCCGACATGCTTTCATGGACGGCCGGCACGATCACCTATGTCGGCGACGATGGCACATCGAAAACCGTAAGCATCGCAGCAGGAACGCGCGGACCATTCAGTGCGAAATACTATCTGACCTGGGCCAAAGACGCCGGCATCATCGACATTACGACCGACGTTGCAGTGGCCTACGCTGCCGACAAGGTGGTGATCGGCACTTACTCCGGTGGAGATACCCTCTCCGTCACCTGGGGCAGGACGACGATCGAGGGCGGCAACATCAAGGGCATCATGGCCGCCTTCCAGAGCGGCGATTTTGATACTCTGCGTACCGGCATTCTGGTGGCAGACAGCATCACTGCCCCTATGATGAATGTCGTCAATCTGGCGGCAATCTCTGCCGACCTGGGGGACATCACAGGTGGCTCACTCAATATTAACAATAGATTCATAGTCGCTGCCGATGGCACGGTGACCATCCAGAACGCGGCGACCGGTGAACGCCTAATCATCACCAACTCTATGTTTCAAGTATTTGACGCAAATGGGATCGAACGCGTCAAGTGTGGAGTTTGGAGTTAATGCCGGCCGGCCTGATCACCAGAGACGCAGCCGGAAACATCCTGCTTGACACGACAACTGCGATGTTTCGGATGCTCGGATTTCTGCATATACGGATGGCGTGGACTTCCGGCAGCACATGGAATGATAAAACAGGCAGTCATACCGATCCGGGTCTTTTACTAGGAACACCTTTTTTCTTTTGCCGCCCCGTGGCCTTTCGCCAGATCGATCCTCTTTATAATGGGTATCTATCCATGTCCGTATCGGGCGTTGTCCTAAGTTGGGAATGGTTCGCAGCGGCTCCAACTGCCAGCAATGAACGTTACTATGATATCGCCTACGGGGTGCGGTCATGACGGCCGGCCTTTTCCTCAAAAATGAGGCTGGCGGCATCCAGATCGATGAGACCTATCCCTCGATCGGCCTGATCGATTCCGGCAATCTGACGATAGCGAAAATCAACCACAACAACTGGACTGATACCGGAGGGTCATATGAGTATGGGGCCACCGTTTCGATAGCGGGAACATTTCCGCTTCTGGCCCTAGGCGGCGACTATATTTGCGGCATCAAATCAACGGTGAACAATGGCGACGGCACATGGACATTCCAGGTTTGTGCTGAGAAAGCGGCCAACAGTCAGGCGATCCCGTACTACATCTTTGATAACGCGAAGCTCATCGCCGACGAGGGCTGCGGCCTCATTGTCCGAAACGCTGCTGGCGAACTGACCTTCGTCTCGACACAAAAGCCCATGCGGCTGGTCGATATAACGAGCGGCGCACTACCGAGCGGGTGGAGCAACAACGTCAATACAAACAAGCGGATATCCACGTGGACGTACCCCGCTAACCGCGTCTATGCGTTTTCTCCGCTGGCGGCTGCGTACCGGTACAATTGGGCTTTCGGCGGCGGAGCGTTTGAAAGTTGGACCGAATATTTCTACGGCGCAAAGCGGATTTCTAACGGGATTCAGGCTGAGGCCCGACTGCTACTTGGCCTGTCCGGCAGCAACCACGACAGCCAGGTGGGAGATTTCGAGACTCAAAATTATCAGTTCCTCATCTTCGACGTGACGGATTACTGATCGTAAGCGACCGCAGCACTGCCTTTGGTTTAGGAGACCTCATGTCCTTCGCATCGTCCGAATCCAGCCGCTACAGCGGCAAGCCGGTCACCCTCTATTTGATCCAGGGTGCCGACACCACGGCAGACGTACCTCTCGGTCCATTCGGCTACTGCGACGGTGAGATAGACGTTGTGCGCGACGGCATTACCTACAAGCGATGGCCGATCAAGCGAAGCAAGCTCTCTCACGATGGTACACTGGACAAATCCGATGTCACGGTAACCCTCGCCCTGGGGACTCAACTGGACGATCTATTCATCGCCTATCCACCATCGCAGGTTGTCAACCTGACCATCTTCGAAGGGCATGTCGGCGAGACCGTGACACCCGACAGCTACCCTGCGGTCTGGCTCGGACGTGCCCTCTCTGCCTCGCGCAAGGAAAACGAACTGGAGCTTTCCTGCCAGCCGGTATCCACGTCGATCAAGCGCATCGGCCTGCGGCGCAACTATCAGATCGGATGCCCGCTCGTGCTCTACGGTCCCCAATGCCGCGCCGACAAAGGTGCCGCGACCGTGACCCGAAAGTTCGTTTCTTCCACCGGCTCGCAGATCACCGTCGATCAGGGGCTCGGATCGAACTTCGCGCAGTATGTCGGAGGGCTTCTCGAATGGAGCCGCGCGGACAACGGGATGAAGGAGTTGCGAACGATCGCGAACGTCTCCAGTAACGGTCTGACGCTTACCATCCGCGGCCTCGTGCGCGGCCTCGCACCTGGCACTGACCTGTCCGTCATCCGTGGCTGCAACCGGCAGATGAGCGGATGCAACCAACACAACAACATTCAGAACTACGGAGGTCAGCCTTTCATACCGCTCGAAAACCCGCTCTCGCAGAAAAATCAGTTCTACTAAAATCACTTTTTACGTGATATACACGTAGAACTCACGCGGAGTCCTTTCTTGGTTTTCCAGTTGATCCCTCTCCTGATCCAGCTCGTCGTAGGGCTGGCTATCTCGGTCATCGGCTACATCATCATGCCGAAACCGAAGAGCCAAAAGCCGTCCGAGGTTCAGGACATGGACAATCCCACGGCCGAGGCTGGTCGCCCCATACCGGTTGTCTTCGGCGAGTTGTGGGTCACGGGTGTCAACATCATCTGGTTCGGCGACAAGGAAACCACCAGCCGCAAGGTGAAGGCATGAACGGCGACCCGTTGATCACCATCGGGGATGTCCGCCCTTTCTACTGCGTCAGGGGGGCCAAGAAGGCGTTCGACCGGGCTGGCGTGGACTTTGCCAGCTTCGTCAAGCACGGGGCAAAGGCGTCCGAACTGCGCGGGCACGGCTTCGACGCCATGGTCGATCGTGTTGTCGAAGCCATCGAGAGGCGCGGCTGACCGATGGGCATGAGCGGTAAGAGCGGCGGCAAGATCGAAGTCTACGACTACACGATGTCGATCCATATGGGCGTTTGCGCTGCCGGTGAAGGTATCGAACTGATCGCACTCAAATACGGCGACAAGGAAATGTGGCGCGGCAGCCTCACCGCCGCCGAGACCGTCGCAATCAACAAACCGGACTTGTTCGGAGGATCGAAGAAGGAGGGCGGCGTAAAAGGAGCCGCATGGTGGCTGCCTGGCGACCCCAACCAAACCACGCCGGAATCCCTAGCGTCCCGCCTGGGTCTGACGACGGCCACGTGCCCCGGCTTCCGCGGACTCGCATCGGTATTCTTCACCGGGACGCGCAACTCGGCCGAAGAAATGTCTTCGGGACTTCTTTCGCTGTTGGGGGGCGCGCCTGCAAACAACAAGAAGGGCTTCTATTGGGGATCGAACAACCCCTACCTGCGTGCCCTGGCAGCCCGTGTCCGACGCCCCTCGATCGGTCTCAATCCCGCCTACGCGATGATCCGCATGCCGAACGACTCGCAGGGCAATCAGCAATATGCCTCGAACCCCGCGCACATGGTCTATGAGGCACTGACCAATACCGAATGGGGCATGGGTGAGAATCCCGCGGTCATCGACAAGGACTCTTTCGAAGACGCAGCCGTCACGCTCTTCAACGAGGGCTTCGGACTCAACATGATCTGGACCCGGCAGAGTGAGGTCGGGAAGTTCATCGGTGAGATCAACACCCACATACAGGCCGCTCTTTTCGTCCGCCCATCCACGGGCAAACACACCCTCAAGTTGCTGCGCGCGGATTACGATGTCGATCAACTGCCGGTCATCAACCCCGGCAACGCGGTCCTATCGTCATTCAAGCGAAAGGCTTGGGGAGAAATCGCCAACGAAGTCGTCGTGACGATGACGAATTCGGAGAACGGCACGGACGAGACTGTCACGGCGCAGGATCTCGCCGGCATCGCCGCCGAGGGAGGCATCGTCTCATCGTCGCAGAACTATTACGGCATCACGTCACAGCCGCTTGCCATCCAGGTTGCCGAACGCGATCTAGCGGCATCGGTCAATCCCATTGCCACCTGCGAAGCGGTCGTAACGCGGCAATTCTGGAACACGGTCAGCAGCGATGTTGTCCTGCTCAACTGGCCCGAATACGGCATCGAATTGCTGGTCTTCCGTGTTTCGCAGGTGGACAAGGACGATCACACCGTCACACTCGAACTCTACGAAGACATCTTCGGGCTCGACAAGGCCAGTTATTTGGCGAGCGGCGGAAGTGAGTGGGAGAATCCCTCGCAGCCGCCGTCGCCTGCTACGCGTTACCAGATCGGTACGGCGCCTGCGTTCATGATGGTGGGCGAACTCAATCTCGATGACGCGTCGGAACTGGAATACCCGCAGGCCATGAGTGCGCTGACGGTCGGAGCCGACAGCGACGACGACTTGAATTACGACCTCGTTTCCTACGTCACCGATGTCAACGGCACCGTCAGCAAGTCGGTTCTCGGAACGCGTCCCTATCGCAGCAATTGGGTTCTGCTCAACGGTCTACCGGCCGAGGTGGTCTCGGTGCTCCCCGAGTTGTCGGGGCTCCGCGGCGCCGATCTGGAACCGGGCGACTTCGTGGTGATTGGAACGGGTACTGACGAGTATACCGAAATCTGCACCGTGCAGTCGATCGACGTGGATGGGTATCACCTGAATCGCGGCATGCTTGATACCGTTCCGCGGGCATGGGGCGCGGGTACACGGGCCTTCGGCATTCCCTCGGCGGCGGCCGTCGCTGACTCGACGCTGCGTGCGTCAAATGAAGCGGTCCCCTATTGGCTGTTGCCGCGCACGACAGCGGGCGTTCTCGGTCTCGACGACGCTCCGCAAATCAACATCACTCTTAGCGAGCGCCCCTACTTTCCGATCCGGCCCGCCGACGTGAAGGTCAACGGTGTGGCGTTCGTCCCGGTAACAATCCACGCGGCCGACGATTTCGTGGTCTCATGGGCAAACCGCAACCGCATCCTCGAAAGCGTCCAGGCGCTCAAGTGGACAGACGCCGACATTGCTCCAGAAGCCGGTCAGACTACCCGTTTGACCGTTGCCGCGCTGGACGGCACGACGATCAAGACATACGGCGGCTTGACAGGCACGTCCTATTCAATCCCGCGCGCCGACCTCGGCACCCTAGCCAAGGGGAAACTAGTCGTTTCCGCCGAACGTGATTCCTATTCGTCACTTCAGGCTTACACGATCAGCGTCTCGCTCGGCTCGCTCAAAATCGGTTCAATCGAGTTTGGCGCCGCATCAACATTCGCGGCATCGCGGAAGATGAACTACCGCCGCGCAATTGCTTTCAACGCAGTCACGGCTCTCGTCGCAACGCACGGCGAGAAGTTGCTTGCGACCGCAAACTTCGTTTCGACATCCAGCTTCAACACAACACCAGCAACCGGCTTTGATGGCGGTTTCGACAGCGGCTTCCGCTGATCTGAAAGGAGTTAACCCATGGCAAGTTTTTCCGACTACCTTGAGAACAAGCTTCTCAATCACGTCTTCCGCAATACGGCCTATACGCCGCCCACAACTCTTTATCTCGCGCTCTTCACGAGTGCGCCGGCTGACGCGGGCGGGGGAACCGAAGTCAGCGGTGGCGGCTATGCGCGGCAGGCGCTCAGTTTTGCGGCAGCGGCAAGTGGATCGATCGCGTCCAACGCAGCAGTCTCCTTCACGGCGAGCGGCGCAGATTTCGGAACGGTAGTTGCGACGGGTATTTTCGATGCGCTCACCGGGGGCAATCTCATCACCTGGGCAGCGATGACACCGGCAACCGTCGACAACGCCGACACGCTCGCCTTCAATGCAGGCGATGTCGTCCAGACGCTCGACTAGGATTTAAACAATGACGGTAAAATCACGTTCTGTAATCAAGTCTGAGGCGACTTCGCTTCTTCCTGATAATACATCGGGGGCGATCTCTCCTGCGGATGTTCGGCAAAGGTTTCTGGATATTGCCGACAGCGCGGTGTTGCCGGAAGATATTCACGCTGCGGCTGGCAAGCCGACCCCCGTCGATGCGGACGAGATTCCCCTTGTCGACAGCGCGGCGTCGTTCGGGCTGGCGAAGTTCACATGGGCGACCGTGAAGGCATCTCTTAAGTCCTACACGGACACGCTTTACCTCAGTACGACACTGGCCCGTCGCGAAGTTCTCACCGCCAGCAGGACCTATTACGTTGCCACGGCCGGCTCCGACAGCAATGACGGGTTGACCTCCGGCACGGCGTTCCTGACCATTCAGAAAGCCGTCAACGTCGTTCTTGGGCTTGACCTGTCCACCTACAATGTCACTATCCAGGTTGCTGACGGAACCTATACAGGATCGACCAGCGTAAACGCGCCGTTTGTTGGCAGCGGCACCGTGACGATCCAAGGCAACCCGACGACGCCGGCAAACTGCCTGATTAATCCGGCAACCGGTGGGTTTTACGCCAGCAAGGGCGCCCAGATCAGCCTCTCCGGATTTAAGGTGACCCCCGGTTCATCTGCAATTTCGGCCGATGGCACCGGAACAATCATCACCCTGACCGGCAACATGGATTTTGGCACTGCTACAAACAACCACATGGCGGTGACTGCTGGCGGTACCATCATCGTCAACGCCAACTATACTATTTCCGGCTCCGCGCAGGTCCACTGGAATTCTGATGGACTGAGCGTCATAAACTGCATTGGCCGCACGATCACATTGACGGGCACGCCGGCTTTTGCGCCCTGTTTTGCCCTAGCCGGGCAGATTGCGTTTATCAAATGCTATAGTTGCACGTTCACAGGCTCGGCCACCGGACCTCGATATAATGTGGGTTACAACTCGGTCATCCACACCAACGGCGGCGGCGAGAGTTACCTGCCCGGTAGTTCGAATGGCTCGGCTGCGAACGGAGGCCTCTATCGATGACCTACGATCCCGCAAACTGGTTCTGGCGTGTCGCTGGACGAACCGATTACTGGTCGAGCGCGGCCGCCGCCTATGTCGAGACGCTGCCGGAAAGCGCTGGCCTGACCAATATTGCCAGCGAGGAAGAGCTTTCGGATGTGCTGCGCCCTTATGGCTTGCGCGGGCCGGTCGTAGCCAGCGAGGACGTCAACGCCGAGCGCGACAGGCGTATCGTTGCGGGCAAGACCATCAACGGGATCGCCGTCACCGGCAGGGATGAGGATGCGCGCAACCTGACCAATCTGGCGATTGCGGCGCAGCTTCGCCTGACCTCGGCCGACACGACCACGCTGACCACGTTCCGAGACGGAAACAACACCGACCACGATCTGACGCCAGCCGAGATGCTGGCGCTATGGCAGGCTTCAGCGGCTTACGTCAGCGCGCTCTATGCGGCGTCGTGGGTGATCAAGGCGCTGGATCCGATCCCGGCAGATTTTGCTGCAGACGCGCGGTGGCCGTCGACGACGGGGTAGCGGCATGTCACGTAAAACTAGAAATCACGTTTAACGTGACTCTCACGCGAAAGTGTGTCATGTGTAGTGGCAATTATGGATTCTTCGGCGAGACGATGGACCTGATTGTGCAATATTGGCCGCAACTCGTAGCCCTCGTACTCGCTACCACGTGGATGGTGCGCCTTGAAGGCCGCATCAACACCAACGGCAAGCTCATCGACAACCTCCGTACCAGTCGGAAGGAAGATCTGGACGCTGCCAGGGAAGCCCGAGAGGCCACCAATTCGCGGCTCGATCGCCTCGATACCAAGCTGGACAGCATCTTCAGCGAAATTCGAGGCGATCTGAAATTGCTCTTTACCAAGGGCACGCACGAATGAAGCTCATCAAAGACTGGAAACTGGTTCTCAAACACGCGAGATCGGTTCATTTCACCGTCCTGGCGCTCGTTTGCTGGATTTTCATGGCGCTTGATTCCGCGTGCAGCGCCGCGTGCGGCTTCCTTCCCATTCCCCCTTTCGCTCTCGCCCTCGTGTCGTTCTGCCTGACCTTGGCGGCGCTCGCGGCGCGCTTCATCTATCAGGAGAAATGTCATGCGGGCTCGTAGCCGTTATCTTTCCGGTGCAACTGGTGTTGTCCTGCTTGCGACCGCCGCAGCCTACACCGGTAGTTGGGAAGGGGAACGCCTGGTCGCTTATCGTGACTCCGGTGGCGTCCCCACGATCTGCAACGGTCATACGGGACCGGATGTCTACATGGGCCTCCGTCTCACCCATGCGCAGTGCGAGGAAATCTTCAAGCAAGACCTCATCGCTCACGAGACAAGATTGCTCGCCTGCGCGCCCGAACTCGCCGATCCGAAACGCGTTCCCGACGACTCCTATGTCGCGATCAACGATTGGGCGTTCAACGTCGGCACGGGCGCGGCCTGCAAGTCCACCCTCATCCGCAAGGTGAAGGCCGGCGATCTACGGGGCGCCTGCAATGAGCTCAGCCGATGGGTCTACGTCAACGGCAACGCGATCGCAGGTCTCGTCAACCGCCGCGTTAAGGGGACGCCGGGGCGCATCAGCGAACGGGCGTTGTGCCTGCGGGGGTTGGGGTAGTGGCCGAGGTCAAAACGCAGCCGGTCACGGCAGCCCTGGTCGACAGCATCGTCGATGCGCCGGCTGGAAGCGTCAAATTTTATGACGCGGAGGGCAACGCGCCGTCAGGCTTCCATTTTCAGTGTCCGTGCGGGTGCGGCGATATCGGTGCGGTGAAGGTGGCAGGCGCCGGTGCCTGGAAGTTCTGGAACGGCTCTCGCGAGAAACCGACTGTCCGAGAATCAGTAGCTCTGAAGACGAATGGGGGGCCGCATTGGCACGGCTGGCTCACCGATGGCGTCTGGAGGTCGTGCTGATGCTCGCCCTACTGCAGCGCTACCTCCTGCCGATCGCCTTCGGCGCGGGCGTGCTCGTCGGCGCATCGGTTACCGGTATCGGTGGTCATTACTGGCAGGAGTGGGTCCATGACCCTGCTGTCCGCAAGGAGGCGTTGAAGGGCTTCGTCGCCGAGGCCGAGTACGACGCGCTTGCCGCCAGGCTCGGCAAGGCGATCAGAGATCAGAAGATCGCTTCGAACGCGCTGGAGTCCTACCGACTCCAGGCGGAAGGCGAAGCCCTGGTCGAACAGCAGCAGGAAGCAATCAACCGACAGGTTACCGGGGATTACGAAGCCCGGCGCAAGGCTGCCGGCAAACTTGATCCAATGGCCGCGGAAGATTGGGATTTCATCGAAGGGAGGATGAAATGAAGTTTCTCGTCTTCTCCTTGCTCCTCCTCACAGGCTGCGCGAACTATCACCAGCAACTTGCCGACGCGTCGGCCGTCAAGGCCCTCAGCGAGAGCGCGACGGTGCTGCCTGACCTGCCGCCCGAGTGTTATCAGGACGTGCCGCACGCTGCCCGAGTGATCGGTCAGGACGCGCCCGTGGTTGCTCGACGTGAGTATCAGCAGACGAGCAAGGCCAACGCCTCCAAACGCCGCTGCGTGGCAGTCTACACCGATCTCCAACAGGCGCACGCCCAACCGAAGGAATAACAGATGGAAACCTTTCACGTCGACCTGGCAGATGAATGGGTGCTCGTGGTCGACGGTTCGACCTACAGCGAATTCGGTGTCCAGTTGGGGAATCAAAACCCGGTGGCGTTGGCTTTTGCTGCGAGCGCCCCGGCTGCCGACACTTTCGATCGTATTCAGATGTCGTTCGACCGGATGAGTGATTTCGGCAAAGCTACCAACGGCGCCAATGTCTACGCCCGAGCGCTTCACGCTGGTCAAACCTCCCGTCTGTTCGGGTACAAGATCACGGCCGCCTAATGTCGGGCTCATTTAGCCAATTCAGCGAGTTCGGCAACTTCGGCCTCACCATGCAGCGGGGAGGAGGCGGGGGTGTGCCTTCTGATGGCCCGACCAACGTCATCCTTTCGAATTCATCCATTACGACCAGCGACACGATTGTAGGTGCGCTCGCAATGGTTGGGGGCACGCCCCCTCCGACCTTCACCGTGATTTCCGTGAAAGGAGCCTAGAACCATGTCCGATGGTGTATTCAATATTGCCAAGGGGCGCGTCGGCGAACTCTATCGCCGCGTCAAGAACAGCGATCCGACGAATGCCGGCTTCGTCGTTCTCCTCCTCAAGATTAACGAGACCGAAACGACGCTGGTCGACTATGACACGGTTACGGCCTTGCTTGCGGGATCGAACACGGAGGCCGACTTCACCAACTACGCGCGCGCCGAGTTGGCTGATGCCGACCTCGCCGCCGTGCCAGCGCCGGATGACGCCAACGACCGAGCTGACTACGATCTCCCCGACCAAGTTTGGAATACCGCTGGCGGCGGCACAAACAACACGCTGACGAAACTCATCGTCGGATACGTGGCCGATCTCACATCATATGCCGACAGCGATATCGTTCCGATGACGCATCATGATTTTGCCGTCACCACTAATGGCGGCAAGTTGACGGCGCAGATAAATGCCTCCGGCTTCTACAGGGCGGCTTGACCATGGCTCTTCTTGACGGCCTCGCCGCCTACTGGAAACTCGACGAGGGCGCCGGCACCAGTGCGGCTGACGCGACTGGAGGCGGACACACGGGCACCCTCGTAAATTCGCCGGGTTGGGCCACGGGCAAGATAAACGGCGGCATTCACGTCAGTCTCGGAAACAGTTCCTATGTGAGCTTTGGCACGCCTGTTGCCAGCATGGGCGGCGCCTATTCCGTAGCGGTATGGTTCAAATACACTGGTCAGGGCAGCGAAGGAGCACTGTATGCAGAAAGCGCCGTAAGCGGAACCCCTCTGTTTATGATTGGAATTCCGGCGAGCTTCAGCCAAAAGCTGGAGATATTCCTCCGCAACGACGCCGGTTCTACCAACCTAAACCGTATCCTTTCGACAGCGACCGTTTTTGACGGAAATTGGCATCACATTGTTTGGACTGACGACAATGGGGATGCAAAACTCTATGTCGATGGAGTTCTTGATGCGACTAATTTTAGCTATACGCCGTCAGGTACACTGACTCTGAGCACAAGTTCGATATTCGGCAGGCTGGCCGCAAGCATTGCACTTACCGCTGGTGGAGATGCAGATGAACTGGCAACCTGGTCTCGGGTGCTCACCACAGATGAGATAACCAGCCTCTACAATGGCGGCGCTGGCCTCTCCTACGATGATTTCACTGCAAGCGGCGGATCAAGCGATCAGACTATCGCCCTTGGTCTTGCGTCTGAAACCGATACGGCATTTCCCATAATTCCCGTTCAAACGCCGATCTTCTCGGTGGACGGATCGAATAACCTGGTCGTCGCTGGTGCTGTTGTTGGGGATTGGGATGTTGGCGTTCGTGTAACCGATGACGCCGAGAAGACATTCGACAAGATATTCACCGTTTCGATCAGCGCGGGTGGTGGCGGTGACGACAGCCCCACCACCCTAACCTCAATGTCGCTTCTCAACACCAGCGCAGCCGATCAGCCAGCCGGAAGCATCACACCTATCTTTGGTCATCTCTTCCAGCGGGGGGACATTCCAAGCGGGACTGCGCCACTGTTTCATCTGGAAGATGGAACAAACGTCCACTACAGCATGAGCAAGCAAACTCGGGCGCATCGTGACGGGTCGCTTTTCCATGCCGCATTCATGCTGCGCCTGCCCGTTGGTATCCCCGCAAGTTCATCGCTGACGATCAACGTTCTCAACGGGGGCGCTGCACCGTCCGCTTCGGCACGGGCTCTAGACGACTTTTCAGCCGGCACGCTCGATCTCAACGTCACTGTCACGGGACTCGACAATCTGTCGGGCGATTGGGTTTCTAGCCTAAATCAAGGCATCGCGGCCAACGGGGCGGACTATCAATATATGGATGGCGATGCCGGCGCAGTGTGGCGCGTACCTGCGGCCTTCCGCCAGTCAAGCGCCGATCACGGCCAGCTTGAAGGGTGGTGGTATGTCGCGGCGTTGCAGGACGCCGAGGGCAATCTCGCCGGCGTCCGTCACCTGACGAGAGTGACACAGCCTTATTACAACGTCGCCAGCCCATCGCCGGACTTCCGCAGCTTCTCTGCATTCGGCGTCTATGACGGTGCTTCGCAACTCGCCGACATGACGGCGAACTATCCCGCCGCCGCGAACTTCACATGGTCGAGCGGGAAAGCCTTGGGTGCCGGCTCTCCGCACGGCTTCGAGCGGGGCATGCTGGCTCGCCTTACCACGACCGGAACGTTGCCGGCTGGCCTATCGACAGGTCAATCATATGCGACCTACAGCGTGGACGCAGACACATTCGCCCTCGGCCTCAGCTTCACCAGCGTGGTCTCAAATGGGATAAACTCGTGCATTGCGCCTACAGATGCGGGGACAGGAACACACACCTGCTCTCTCTATCCTTTTGTCTCGCAATTCGGGAGCATCTGGACGGCGAAGGAAGACGGCCACTGGAACTATGTACAAGGCGGCGGCTCCGTCGCGGACGATGCGGATATTCTCGTGCAGCCGGATATGGCCTATTGGGCGGGCTCGGGCGCGCTGCCGCCATACGATTTGGAAACCTTTTCACCGAGCGGTAATGCGGCATATATCTATACCCCCGACACGGCTGGACCGGTGACCCGCTTCATCAGCACCACCGGAGAAAGAAACGACATCGGGCCACTCCCGTCCTGGTACGTCCGCCATGTCTTCACAAAGGCGGCGGTCGATGAACAAGCTGTCCGCATCATTGGGTTAATCGGCGGTCATCTGCCGGTCTGCCTTCGAGATGCGACCACGAAAGCGATGCCGGTTGTCAGCGGTAACGATTATGCGGGAATGCCAACTCATAGCACCAGTTTCAGGTGGCGAGGAGACAGCCTTACCTCTGGATTTACGCAGCCAAGCGACACGAACGTACTGACGCAAGGTTGGTCTTTCATCGATTTCAGCCACATAGCAGCCTTTTGCTACTACCCCTACGTCTTGACCGGTGAACCGCAGTTCATGGATTTGGTGGCAGAGTACGGAAACGCGGCGGTCTATAACGAATATACCGGGTCAGGCACGGCGGTTGTCAACGACGCGGAAAACTACATTGGCAGCATTCGTAACGTGACGATCGACGGCGTTACATACAATGGCGGGCTCTTCTTCGGAGACGATCTGCTCAGATCCCTGGCGTGGCCGACGAGAGATTTGGTTGCCACGCAAATCCTGCCAAACAGCAACCCGGAGAACGCAAGCTATGACAGTTATTTCGCGGATCTGATCTCGAATACCTACGACGGTCTGAATGCTTATATTGGGCTGCTTAAAGCTGACGCACCGGCCTACGTTGCCGACAACGGCATGTTCCTCGAAATGGGAAGCGGCAGCGGCGGTGTCCAAGCCTCATGGACTATGGGATATCTGATCGGAGCGCACAGCCTTGCTTACGGCCTTACTGGATCGAGCGCAACACTGGACTTTCTCAACTATATCCTGAAGTGGCCCGCTCACATCTACAGTTCGTTCGGCGCTTGGGCACTCCCCTACTATAACGCGATGGGTAGGCAAAATGGCGATGCATGCACAGGAAATGGCTGCCACACCCCTTACATCACCAACGATGATCAGTTCGCCCTCTATGGGTTCCAACTGACATGGGACTCCGGAACTGGCCTTTTTACTCTCGAAAACAATGATTCAGGCCATCTAGTAAGTGCCAATTATGCAATGCAAAATGGCGATATGATTATGTGGAACGGAACCATCAACGGCGATCCGCCGAGCGGTTTTCTTGGGAACAACGTGCCTTACTACGTGGTCAACATTTCTGGAGATGGTAGCGCCGGAACGACGTTCCAGTTGTCCGATGTTCTTGGCGGCATTCCGATATCCTTGGCTGAGACGCAAGCATCGAAGCGACTTGTCTACGGCATGCCCACAACACGCCCGGCTGGCTACATTGGGGATAATGGAAGTTTCGGAGCCGACAACTATCTGGCGAACCTCACGGCCCATTTCGGATGGGCGAAAGCAGTCGGAGCGACCGTCGATGCCGATATGCTCACCGACCTGAAAGCACTGGTCGCGGGAGCATCGGGATACATAGCGGCCTTTGAGGCCGATCCAAAATACGCAATGACGGACTCATACTGAGGCGACGAAGAGCGTTTCTCCGCGGCTCAGGCCATAGCGGCTGATATCCGGCTCAGACGCCTGGAACTGCACAAGTTCGAATCCGGCGTCCACGATTCTGGAAGCCACATCGCGTCCATAAAAGCGAACATGATCAGCCTGCCCGAAATGGAGTTCGCGATCCTTCGGAGCAACGATAGCCGGATTTTCATAGGTGGTTTCCCATCCGTCCACCATCGGGATCATGATGAGAGCAAGGCCGCCTGGCTTGATAATTCGGCGCAGTCCGCGAAGAGCGGCTCTGTCATCGACATGCTCAAGAACGTGGGCGCAGATCACCACGTCGAAGCTCGCATCAGGCAATGCGATGTTTTCGATGTCGAGCCGAAGGTCTACTTTCATGGACGGGTCCGGGTCTGTCGTCACATAGTGGCCTGCCTCCGGGCGCACGAAACGTGTCACGGACGGTTCCGGCGCAAAGTGAAGGATGGACTTTCCAGCGATCCGTCTCCTGTTTCGGTCGATCCAGAGCTGTAACAGACGATGACGCTCGAAGGAATCGCAGTTCGGGCAACAGGCGTCGAGCCTCAGCGCTGGCCCCCACGGCAGACCCGCAGGATAGAACTTGCCCTTGTATCCGCAGATGTTGCATTCGCGCGGTGCCCATGCGGCCCCACTCTCGAAAAGCCCGATGCCGGCTCGCGCGACCTTTGCCCATCGATAGGCATCCGGCCCGAAGCGTTTTGTTAGTGATTTTACAGTTCGTGCAAGCATGAAGCCCCCCCGCTAGTCAAACGAAAACTAAACCCATTCCGTCGCAGATGGCAACTCTGACCGTCGTGCATCGGCCCGGATTACCACTTTAACTTGATTATCACGCGTAAACGTGAGATTGTCTCTTTCGCTCCTCGGATAAATTGCATGAATCTTGAGCATTTGAAACAGTTCGCCACGGTGCGCCAGGCGCAGATCGTGGACGCGCTCATGCTGCACGGTTCGAAGACCAAGGCGGCGGAAGCGATCGGGATCAGTCGTGGCACGTTACGAGCCTCCCTTGCCGCGCTCGAAAAGAAAGCAGCTGCGGCCATTGACCAGGATGACGTAATCACCGAGGCGGTCGAGGCTGGCGGCATCAGCGATCCGCGCAACCTTTCCCACTTCTGGAAGATCGTCAAAGACGAGGACGGCAACGGTTACTCCCTCTTCATCAAGAATCCGCGCACCGGTCAGAACATCTCGATCACCGACATGGTGCGCGAGGCAGTCGATTCCTCGAACAACCCCGTCCCGATCAAACTACCTCCGCGCCCCAAGGTGATCGGAGAGCACCTGCTGGTTATCGACCTGGCGGACGTTCACTTCCTGAAGCTCTGCGTGAAATCGGAGACCGGCTACGAGTACAATCGAGAGGTCGCCACCCACCGCGTTGTTGAAGGCACGAAAGCCCTACTGCAGACCGCGAAGGCGTATGGTGTCGGCCGCGTACTATTCGTTCTCGGAAACGACATCCTGCACGTGGACGGGCCTCGATCGACGACGACCAGCGGCACCTACCAAGACACCGAGGGGACGATCTTCGAAGGATTCAAGGATGCAGGTGCCGCGCTCGAACTGGCGATCACGGAAGCGTCCAAACTGGCGGACGTGGATCTGATCCACTGCATGTCGAATCATGACTGGCTCATGGGATGGGCGCTGTCGCAAACCGTGGCAGCACGGCTGCATGGTCGCAATCCACGTGTCCACGCGACCGAATACAACCTCTCGGAGGCGCATCGAAAGTATTACCGTTATGAGCGCAACCTGATCGGTCTTACGCATGGCGACGGCGCCAAGGAGGAGAAGCTTTACGGGATCATGGTGAAGGAGGCGCGGGAGCACATCTCCGAGTGCTTGAACCTCTATTGGTATCTCCACCATGTCCATCACAAGGACCGTAAGACCCGCGGTGAGGATAAGCCGTACCTTCGCGAGAAGGACCACAACGGCATGACCGTCCACGTCAGCGGAGATCCTATGATCGAAGGCGAACATCTCAATATCGAGTACGTGCGCTCGCCGTCCGCACCCGATGGATGGCACGATCGCAACGGTTTTGTGAACCGTCAGGCGGTGGAGTGCTTCATCCACCACCCGACTCTCGGCCAACGGGCGCGCTTTACCGAATGGTTCTGACTTCCCCCCGAAAGTCTTACGACAGCGTCACCGTCTCGCTCATAGCCTGAGCAAAGCCGATCTCTACGCCACCCCATATCCCCGCCACCATCTGCGCGTGCAAGATATGCGGCAATACGGTCGGGTTGGCCGTTTCAACCATGAAGTCGCGCAACTCCTGGAAATAGGCCCGCCCTTGCGCGCAGTCGGCCGAAAAATCATCGGTGCGAGCCGGAGCCCACGCATTGATCTTCGGCATCCCCTCATTCGAATCTGTGTGTACAAAAGACAATTCACTCAAAGTCATCATCGTTCCCTGAGACGTAGGCCGATCATAAAAGAAGGTCCGCGAAGTCGGCGCCTACGCCCGACACGGCCGGTTCGGATATTTCATCGATTTCTAATGCATCTTTTTGGCCCTCCAAATTGGTTCCCGTCTCCGTTGTGTCTGTTTCCCCGAGGAGATCGTCAAAGGAATATAATCCTATGTTCTCGTTTTGGTCCAGTGCCGCACTATGGGGGAGGTTGAAGCGGGCGTGGATAAGTTTTCGGTCGGGCCGTTGCAAAAGCTGGAATCCGCGGACTTTTTCTCCACGTTTCCAGACCACCCACATCACATCCATGAGCGGGCTGCGGCCTCGCTCCTTCTCAAGAAACGCCGGTCTCCAGGTGAGCGGAAGGATGAGAGCCGGGGGGTTATCCTCAAACAACTTCGAGCGGCGCTGTGCATGCCAGTACTGCGACTTGAGCAGGAACGCGGCATTGGGTGCGATCGACAAGGCCCGCTGGATGAATAGATGCGACAGGTTGAAGGGCGGGTTGGTAATGATCCAATCCACCGTCGTGTTGACTTCGCAGGTGAGGAAATCAACGCATGGGTGGCCGCGAATGCCATCACCGCGCAAATCGCTTGACCATACATGGTCGGGGCCAAGATATGCTTCGAGAACTACGGACATATGCCCGCCGCCGCATGCCGGTTCCCACGCGACAGTTCCCTGGGGTAATTGTAGATGCTCCATCAACGCCACGGTCACATCAGCTGGCGTTGGATAGAAATCCGCGGGCTTTCTTTCGTGCGTCTTTTGCGACATCACGAGTGCGTCGGCGTAGGTATGGGTATTCAACGTATGCCCTCGCGAATCCGACATGAATTTTCAATTATGCGAACCTTCGGCGAGTGAAAATCAAGCCAAAAGTGAAATATTAGGCAAGCAAATCCGAGAAGTCATCCGTTTCCGGTGACTCCAATACTCGCCGAATGCACTCTACCGGGTCGAGACCGACAGCGACGTTCCACTTAGCCACGCCAGAAAACTTGGCGATTGCCTGCCATGACGCAGGCCCCATGTTCAGTTCAAGGCTAAGGAGTTTGCCGTCCTCTGGTCGACCATCTGGCCGCTTCTGTTGTATGCACCGCAGCAGCGCCGCCTCGATCATCTAGACCAGCAGATCATCGTCGTCGGAGACGGAACCTTCATCCAGGTCGAGCAGATCATCGTCGGCGCTCGGCTGTGTAGAGGGCGAGGCGTTGCTTGTCGAGGCCGGCTCGTGGCTGTGAGCAACGCTACCGGCAGGGCGTATGAAGCCGCTTTCTGCGTCAAACTCCATGCCGGTTTCCGTGCTCTTCTTGCCACCGTAAACGCGGTCAAGTTCTTCCAACAGCGTCGTTTTCTGCAACGACAGGTTCATCCGAGCATCGGTGTTCGGGGTGGGTGAGAGTTCGATCGAGACCGAACCCTTGGTCTTGCGGATGGATGCACGAAGCTCGCCGAGTTTCATATTTATCTCCCTTTGTGGTTAATAGGTCACGCCATCCCGAGGGCAGCTTTGTAGAGATCGAGGATGGCTTCCGCCTCCTGGCGCTCTGCCGCGTCCTTCTTGCGCAAACGGACAAGCGTGCGCACTGCGGGCACGTCAAAACCGGTCCCCTTCATTTCCGCGTAGACTTCCTTGATGTCGTCGGCGATCGTCTTCTTTTCTTCCTCAAGACGTTCGATGCGTTCGATGAATGCGCGAAGCTGACCGGCAGCGACGGTCTGGCTGCTGTCCGTCAGATCGTCGTCGGGTTCGTTGTTCGGATAAGCCATATTCAATCTCTCCATCAGTTGAGAATCACGATAAACGTGAAATTACAGCCGGTCAATATGAATTGAGCCGAAGTTGAGTATTATGCGCGATGAAGCTGTCGACGGATAGATTGCGTATGGATTCACGGTCATAGTGTCTCTCGTCGGGACGCGTCCGATAGCCGTGTTTCTCGCAGACGCGTTCGACGGTGCGCCGAGATAGGCCGGTCGCCTTGGCGAGATCCTGTTGCGAACAATCCCATCCCACGGACTCACCGTGGCGGCGGACCAGGAAGCAACGAGCGAGGGCGCGGAAGCGGGGGTCAGCCATCAGCGAGAACCCCCCCCCCTGATGGAGGATAAACTGTCGAAAGTGAATTTGGCTGGATCGATCGTAATGCTCGTTTTCTCCCGCATCCCGATTTCGGTGATTGGGGCCTTGGGCTCGGGGTACTTGTCGAACAGCCCATCGACGATAGTCTGCAGGTCGCTACGGACTTTCGACAGATTGGCCTTGGGTGGCCGGTCGTCGTTCAGCATGTTCTCGATCATGGCGTCACGGAGGACGACGAGCGATGCTATGGCCTTGGTTATGTGGGAAAGGCCCGCTTCTCCGAAGGTCACATCCGGGTCGAGGTCTTCGCCGTCCCACCACTGGTCGATGTGGCCCTTGGCGGCGTCGACGTAGACGGAGGCGCGGACACCCGCAGATCGAAAATTGTGTCTGCCATATTTCAGCGCACCTTCAAGTAGTGCCACGCCCAATTCGGCGACGACCGTGGCGGGTACGGGCGTGTACTGGCGCCACTTGCGGACGCCTACATTGTCCTTCGGATTGCTCAACTTCGTGTTCATTCACCGTCTCCTCGCCGAGACGTTTTTCATAGTCTCGATAGCGTTGTTGGATGCCAGGCAGCCGAGAAACCAGACGATCGCGGCCACGTCGAAGGGAAGGAAGCACCAAAGCAGTGCGACGGCGCCGAAGTGCCACGCGTAACTGGTTGCGATGATGCCGATCGCCTGCTTGAGTTCAGGCGTTAGCCGTATGGAGGGCAGGGAGAAGCGCATTACGACGCGCGCTCCCCCGCCACGGGCTTCGGGCGAAGCACGACTGGAAGCCAATTCGTACCGGTGGCGATTATGCAGGCATTGCCGTGACCATCGATAGTGATCATCGTCCACGTATCGCCACCAGGTGATGCGAGCACGGCGATGATGAGCTTGTCGTTGACGATGCCAACGCCACCCGTGGGCGTCTCGTTGTACTGCTCGGCCGCCGTCTTCTTGAGGTCGTTCCAGGGCAAGCAGGTGGCCGCGAAAGACGGAACCGATGCGGCGCATAGAAGGGCAAGCGCAAGTGCGGTTTTCTTCATTTCATATCTCCTCGTATGGATCACGTTTCTACGTCATATTTTAGTGAAAGTCACGCGAAAAGTGAAATTACTGGCCGCCAATCGTCAATCCAGGTGATGCGCCTATCGCTCTGGATCTCATCGTCTCGATTGTGGCGCCGTCGCATCATGAAGGTCTTGTTGCCGGCGTTCAGTCCCATGACCGCATTGCGGTAATTGTCCTCGATCCAGATGCCGGTTCGGAGGACGTTGAGCCAGTGGGCTTTGCTTTCTCCGAGGGGGAGACAGAGGAGTCGGTCGATCGCACCGCCGAAAACTCGCCCCAGGTTTTCCTTGCGCCGCAGTATCGTGGCCGGCTCCTCCGAGCAACTGGTCAGGACCGTCAACTGATGCCCGTTCGCCTTCAACAACGGGATTGCGGCACGCGCTTCAGGGAAGGCTTCAAGTTGCCCGAAAGACGGTGATGCATTGAACTCGGAAATGAGCGCCAGGCAATCAGGCCCGGGCACTCCAAGCCAATCGGAAAGTGACCATGACGCGGGGCCATGTGGATCTGGACAAAGATTGTGTGTAGCGGCCAACCACTTTCGAAATCCGCGCTGCCAATCAAGCAGAACGTCGTCGCAATCGAGAATGAAATGCATATATTTCTCCCCTTGTGTGCGGCTAGACGAGGGTGGCCCTACTCACGTCCAGTATCCTCTGGGAGGGGGCGGGGCTTCGGATCGACCATGACGGAAGCGCGCGCAAGCATGTCGGCCACGTCCTGCATGTTGAACGAGCAGAGAAACGGATAGCCGTCCGCGAGCATCTGGAAGGTCGTGGAGAGGCTTTGCAGCATTGCGCAGTCTATTCGGCGGCGCTGCGCATCTGGCATATCCCGCACCGCCCGCTCACCCTTCATTGCCGGCCTCCTGCGATTGAAGGGCGACACGGCCAGCTTCGGTTAGGACATAGGCGGATCCATATGGCTCACCATCTTCGGTGAAACAGCCGCGCATGAATTCGAGATAGCCTTCATCCCGGAGGCCATGGACGAGTTCGCGGATTTCGGCGCGCGACAGGCCGGTTCGATGTTCAAGCGCCTTGAAGTGATAGCCGAAGCCAACATCCTCGCCAGCCCATTCTTCGAATAGCTTCCGTTGCGCCGCCGTCACCGTCCGGCCTCCTCATTGGCGAGAGCGACGGGCTCACGTGACATTGCGTACTCGATCGCGTCGAAGGCGCGGAGAGCATATTCGGCGTTGTCGAATTCGATAGTGATTGTCGAACGGTGCTTTGCAAGCGTGCCTTCCGGCAGTCGCAGCCGCCCGACTTCCGCCTCAAGTGCGGTTGCACGGGATTCGGCTTTCTCCGCGCGGATGGTTGCCGCGCGCTCGTCTGCTTCGGCCTCATCCCGTTCCTTCCGCAGTGCCTCGTTATCGGCGGTGAGGCGGGAGATGGTGTCGGCGGCTTCGTTCTTGACAGCCCAAGGGCAATAATCGTTCTTTTCTTCACCGTCGATGCGCAGCTGTTCAACGATATCTTGTGCGGGGAGGGTCATGACTGGTCGCCTCTCTGTTCAGAAGGAGCGGCGGGGAGGGGCATCCAGTGGGTGTAGTCAAAAGCCAGATGTGGGCTGGTTGAGAAGACTCCCGACACGATCTCGGATAGGTGCTCACGCACGTAATCGACGTTGGCAACTTCGGCGCACCATTGGCCTTTGCCGTTATAGCATCCGACGATCACAAGACCTTTTTCGGGGAGACTGTTCAGCGTTCGCCACCCCTCCTGCTCTCCTGCCCGTAGTGCATCGATACGTTGCTTGGCCAGCCAATACACACGAGCCGCAAGGCTCATGGTATGGCCGCGTTCTTGGCGCGGCACGCCGAGTGTATCCATATCATCGTGCGCTTGGGCTAGTTCCGCATCGCTGGCTGACGATGGCCCATAGAATTCGGGGAATACACCCCCGCTTGCACGAAGGTCGGCAAACACCAGTTCATCGGGATCAATCTCGACGTGATCTCCTGCCCGTAGACGGGAGAGGAGGGCGTTGATCTCCTGCGCATCGTTGTCGTCGGTCATGCCGAAATACCGACCATTCCAGTGCCGCTCCAGCACCCGCCCCACCTCGTCTTTGAGCGGTAGGGCTCTCAACCGTGCATTTTCTGCCTCGGCGGCTGTCCATGCGGCGGTTCGGTTGTGTGCGACTTCCTTGTACTCATCCAGCTTCGCCCGCAGTTCCGCGATCTGGCGCTCGGCTATGTCGGAGCGGAGGTATTCGACATTGCCAGCGCCATGCGCTCCCCATGTGGGCCACACACCAGCCAGCCAAGTGCCTTTCTTGCCGTCTTTTACAGGAAGGGGTGTTCTTGATGTTGGATTAGCCCAAATTCGTTCGGGAGCCTCAACCATCGCCCCTCTCCTGCTCATCGGTGCTGAAGGTCCATGACGCGCTGCTGTTCACTTGGAAACTTAGATTGCAGGAAAGGCACTCGACTTCGTGCATGTCGTTTTCGTCGTAAAGATGCCAGGCCTCGCTTTCGCTGATATCGAATTCGCTGCCGCAATGTGGACACTTCGGCCTTTTGTTCGCGAAGAATGAAAGCCAGTCGCCGGCATCAAGGGCCGCAAATCGATCAACCATCTACCGGACCTCCTTTGCGACGATTTCCTTGACGCGCTCGCGGTCGAACCAGACCACAAGTCCGAGTTTTTCCGTGCCATTGAAATTGATACGCTGCGGAGTGCCAAAGGTGACCTTCGTCACGCCCTTGTTCATGTTGAGCGCATCCGTGCAGTCGTCCAGGTTCTGGAACCGGATCTTGTCATCGCCATAGGCGGCTATGAGTTCGGAGAGTTTGAGCGACATGTCACCGGCCATCCGACTTCGAGAGGGAAGAAATGGCTTCATCAATGGCAGCGCGCGGGTCGTCGTGATAGACTTCCGCTATGGTCCTCTCGCGGGGCTCGGCCATCCAATGGCCAACGACGCGCCAGCCGATATCATAATCGTCACCACCTGTTGGGATATCGAAGCAGCGCAAATCCCAACTCTCATCTCGCAACTTGTCGAAACGCTTGGTGTCATCCAGCGCCTCCACCACCCGCTCATCGGCGGCCTTGCAGCATTCCGAAAGCGCATATTTCTCGGCACACGGGCTTGGCGGGTTATCGTCTGGATGACAGGTGCATGTCCGCTCGTCGGCGGGACGGAGTTGGAAAAGTGTGGCATAGACGGCCCGCATGGCCTCTCGCTGCTCTTTGTCCGTTGCCTGCGGGAAGATGTAATCTGTCGTGCGGTTATATGCTCTGACCATTTCTGATATGGTGGCATCTTCCGCCACCGCCTGCCCGCCTGCGCCTATGGCGGCGAGACCATCAAGCATATGTTGGACCATGGCCTTCGCCTGCCGGTAGTCGAGCAGGTTTGTACCGACAGGCTCGCGACGGGACTGAGACTCGGTCCCCATATTGATGATGGGGTCAAACGCGATACCGCCATCAGGGTTGAAGTCATCCGGCAGTTTCCAGCGGAGGAACCGCAGCACCATGTGCTCGACCACCGCATCCGTCACCTGCGCCGGATTGACGACGTGGCTGGTCTCGCCCGATTGCTCGTCCGCAGGGGTTCCTTGTGCGGCTCTTTCCCCCGGCTTTTGCCACGTTTGTTCTTCGCCCTGCGCCGGATTGGCGGCCTGCGGGGAGGCGTAGAGAGGGCCAACTTCCTTGAACGGGTCGGTCAGCGCGTAAAGCGGGATGGCGAAATATTCGTCGCTGTTTTCCAGCGGGTCGCTTTCGAGTTCCCAGCTATCTTCGGATAACCCACGGCAACCGTTTAGCCAGCCGAACGGGCCGTACAGACCGCCAGCCGCTACCGCCTCGCCTGCTTGGGGCTGCGGCGCTACCTGTGATGGAGAGGCGCGGCGTTCGGCGGCTATCGCCTTGGCAACATCATTCGGGAATGACGAGCTATCCCAATATGGGACGCTGCTCGTATCGCGGCGCACGTTCACAAGAATGCGGACATGCGGCTCATCCTCGATCATATGCCAGAAGCGCGCGATGTGGTCCGCCAGCGACGTTTGTGCGCAAGCCTTCTCATCCAGTGCAACATCGCTCATCACATTTCCCCCTCAATTCCCATTTCGATATCGGCTCGCTTGGCTGTCGCGAGCATGCTTCCGACGATGAACCAGGTGTGCAACATCACGAGGCTGCCCTAGCCGCAGCGATATCTCGTTCCAGCCGTTTGATCTCTTCGGACCATTGTTCCTTCTCGGCCTGCATCCTGGAAAAGTTGTCGATGTAACTCGCCATCTTGCGATGCCACTTGGCCCGCTCCAATGCGTCTTCCAGCTCCTGAATGGTCATCCCATCTTCCTTCCGTGTGCGTTGCCGATCCAGCGCGTCCTGCAGCAGGGGCAGAACTCGCCTCCGAATCCCTTCCGATAAACATGAGGGCGAAGGCCCGATCGAGCGGGGCAGGGGCCACGCCTGAATGCGCGAACGATTCGTCGCAGCAGACTCATCGGCCGGTTACCGATCGACGAAGAAGCCGGCCCAGGATGCGGCCGTCCTGCTGCATGGCGGCGAAGATGTAAGATTGGCCGAAGTCGCGCTCGAAGCGATCCCGTGGCAACGGCTCGACCGTCCGCATATCGTCGAGCATCTGCACGGTGTCGTCGCATTGCGGCGTGCGGAAGCCGAAAACATTGATGCCCGTCACAGCGACCGCCAGTTCAGGATCGCGACACGCCTGTTGCCGTGCGCTCTGGTGAGAGCGCCGAGGATCGCGCTGTAGTTCTCAGCGGAATCGATGTCCTCGACGTATGTGTCGAGCACCTGCGAATAGTGCTTCCCGGCGACCACGTAGGCGATGAAGATGTGATATGGCGCGGGAGGCTGCGGCGCCGCTTCCTTCGCTTCGGTAGGTGTCTCATTCTCGCTCATGGTCGTCTCCCGCGTTGATGAGCCGAAACTCTCACGTCAAAAAGTGAAAGTCAATTAAAAAGTGAAAGTGTGAAGCTGATTTTCCCCGAGGGGCCTATTTCTCCGGGGCGGGGCTTGTCGGGTGCGTAGGAATATGATCCTATGAGGCATGGGAACACGTCGCATCCACGATTACAGTTATCTGATCGAACGCCTCGACGAGCGCAACAACACGATCGAGACCATCGGCGAGATGAACAACTTCGCTGTCGCCAAAGCAGCTTTCGAGGCCGCCCTGACGCAGCGCACCATGGCCCGCCTCACTCTGCGCGAGGGCGGACGCATCATCGAACTGGTTGAAACCGGGCTGTACGACTCCAAGACGGGCAAGGTTGCCGTGCTGCAGCGCCGCGGCTGATTTTCTCCGAGTGGTTGCAAATCGGTCGTCGACGTGGTTGAGTTTGCCGGGTGGAGGGCTCCATGACCAAAGCAATCGTTACAGGAATCGCGCTGCTTGCGTTCGGCGTCACGATGGGCAGTGCCGCAGCGTCTGGCGTTCATACGCTTTCGGTTGCCGAGCAACAGACCGTCCGCGAAGCTCTGCTCGAACAACTCAAAGATCCTGACAGTGCCCGGTTCAAGGACTTCGTTGCGGTCACCAAATCCGGTGACACGGAAACTGTCTGCGGCCTGGTTAACGCCAGAAACTCCTACGGCGGATATTCAGGCTTCGCACCTTTCTACGGCCTGCTGATGAAGGCGAAGGCGAAGAGCGGCGCCAAGGTTCCGTTCTTCTGGATCGGCAAGATCGGCGGCACTGCGGCTGACACTTCGATCGTCGTCGATATGTGCGCAAAGGACGGCATTTCCATTCTCTGATTTTCTCCGAGGCGTCGGAATCCCATTTTCTCCGAGGGGTCTATTTCTCCGAGGGGTCTATTTCTCCGAGGGGCGGCCTGCCGCAGCAGCTGGCCGGCTCGTCGAAATGAGGCGGCCGGAATCGTCGGTCGCCTGGTCGCCGAGCAAATCGTTTCACTTCCGGAACGAAATGCAGGAATAAAAACCTAGGAAAATATGCCTACATTTTAGGCATGCCGGCGACCTGGCGCCGCGCTAACCGATTGCCTTGTTTCAACTTTCTTTCACGTCGCGATTGACTCTATCGTGTAGTTTCACTAATTACGTGAAAGTCACTTGAAAGGAGTCGACCATGTGGGATTGTGAATACACTGACACATTCGTAGGCGAGGCGAATTATTCATGGGTGCATCGCGCCGAAGTCAAAAACATAGAAGGCGCGAGCAACCGCCGCATGGCGCGCGAATTTAAAGCCGTGCTCGGCCTTACCGGTATGCGCGGCCGCAGCTATTGGCATGGCGATGCATGGGAATTCCGGCCGTATAAATCTTGCACAATCGCCTTCGCCCAATTCCGCGATTGAATCACGTTTAAAGAGGGAATCACGCAAATGCGTTCAATCATCCTCGCCTTACTCGCCTGCAGCGCTACCGGTCTCGGCACCATGTATCTGGCAAAAGTCGCTTGCGACCTGCCCGAGCCGGCAACGTTCGAAATAGTCGCCGAGACCTATTCCGGCAACGTCTATGTGGCGGGAGTCGGCGACAGCTGCCGCGCAGCATGGGAAGGCGCACGCGTCCCTTCCGACTGGTCAAGCATCATTTGCCGGGAGTCAAAGTGATGGACTTTCTCGCCCTGCAGCGTTGCCTCAATCGGGCACGCGCGGCCGTTCGCAACGGCAACATCATTACAGCCGACTCGCATATGCGCCATGCGCTCAGCATCGCCAATTCGCTGAAGAGCGCGACGGCCAGGCGCGTCATTTTCCGAATCCGAAACAAGATGCGGCCGCATGTGTCGCGGGAACTGGACTACATCGCCGCGCAAATCGTTGCCGGCAAATTCAACTGAAAAGAGGGAATCATGTCAATGTCACTTAAGGAAATCTGGAATCGTCAATCCTATGCCGGAGGAACGCCAAGCGCTGCCGAATTGCTTGTTTGGTCCTATCGATACCATAGGGCCACGGGATTGCGCGTCGATAGATATTCGCTGCATTCGCGCGGCGCATTGGCCGTCGACGCCATAAAAGAGGCACGCAGAGAAGCTGCAGCAGGGAAGACTCGTTACCTTTCCAGTCTTCCGGCCGGCTATGGCACGAGCGGAAAGCCATTCTCCGCATACGGCTCAAAGCACATGCGATTCATCGAGTCCTCGATCGCGGCCGGACTCCGCTTTGTCGGCTATGCGGACAAGATCGCCGAGTTGCAGCATACCGGCTGGTATCTGCAGAATGGCGACTACAATGAATCCGTCCGCGGAGTCATCTTTCGCATGGCTGCCCGGAATGGCGTCGAGCGTTTCGTAGGCGGCTACGAAGATCCGTGGAACGGCAAAGCCGACTCCGATGGACCTGTTTGCCTCGACTTCAGCGACATTCGCGACTCGGAACGCGATGCTGCCTATGCTGCCGACTCCATTGCCGAGCGCATGGCGAAAACGCATCGCGAATATGACGCAGCATGGCAAGCCGGTAGCCAATATGCCGGGCTCGGGGAAGTGATTTCCGATAGCCGTGCCGAGATCAAAGAGTCAATCTCACTTTTCCGCCAGCTGCGCCGCGACCTGGTAGCCGCGTCGATCGACGTTGCGAAATACGGCAAGCTATGCGCGACCATTCGCGGCGACGTGCGCAAGGAACTGGACTCCATCGCCGAAGCACGGGCCGAACGCGCCAGGCTGCGGGAAGGCGACTGGATATCCGAACGGCTGCCCGGTTGGAATTCCAACGATTCGAACCTGGTCGCCGCGTTCAATGACGGCGCCGGCATAGCCGCTTGACTCTCGTATCAATTTCACTAAATAAGTGAAAGTCACTTTTGACAGAAAAGGAACGTGAAATGAAAACTTCCAAATCGACCTTTGCCGAATCCGAACGCGGCCGCATTCGCCGCGATAGCCGGCGCCGGGCACGGCATGCCAAGCGCACCTTCGCCTTCATGGCTTCGGTCTAATGGGAGTCGGGAAAATGAAGTATCGTGAACCGAAGCCCGAGACCGTCCTGGCTGCCACACTGGCAAGTGAACCGGGCGAACATTCTATCGGCCACTATGCCGCGTGTGACGCGGAGTCGCTTGTGCGTCTCGGCAAACGTGCTGCCCGCATTGCCGAGCAACGCTGCAACGGAATCGAACGCTTCGATCCGAAAGCCGGCCGCGTGCTCGCGACCTGGACGGAAGAGGATGAAACGCGCGCCGATCAAGCTGCCGAGCGCATCCGCAAACAGGCTGCCGAGATTCTGAAATCCTATGGCGCGGATAGCGTCACGGTAGGCGGAGATCCGCGCGGCTTTTGTCTCACATTTCGCCTTGCATCCGGCCGTTCGAATTCGGCTAGCTCCGGCATTTGGGGAGTCTGAGCCATGTTGAAAATTGAGTTTTCAACGGAAAACGCCGCCTTCGACGAAAGCCCGGCCGAAGTGACCGCGCGCATTTTGCGCGATATCGCTACCAAGATTGAAACCACGTCGCATGGTGGCGGCCCGGTCTATGACGGCAATGGCAACCGAATCGGAGTCTGGACTCTCAGCATCCGCGATCGCGAGTCCGACGCATGATTCCCGCGGCTTCCGTCCAACGTCAGCGCGACCTGGTAGCCGAGTCCATCGCTGCCGAGCCATTCGCGGAGTCGGCATTCGCTGCCGTCGATATCCTGGACGGTAACGATTGGCATTTGCCGAGCCGCGCCTAAAAATCAACTTTAAAGAGGAAATCACGCAAATGCCCGAATTCATTCTTGATACGGCCGGACGCGTGCCGATTGCCCATGCCGAACACATCATGGGCGCCACGTTGGCTTTCGATAACCTGGACGCCTTCACGCAAGGCTATATCGAAGCGCTGTTTTTCACATCCGAATGCCCGCAAGTCGACACGGAAGAATTCTGGACTCCTGAGTTTCAGGAAGACATGCGGGAAGGCCGCGCGGATGGAGTCCTACCGTGCGACGTGGGGTTCGGCGACCTAAGCCCGGAAGCGCTGCAAAGCATCATTGCCGATTGCCGCGATTTTCAGGAAGCCAACGCCGCGTTGCTCGGGCAGGCATATGAGACCGTCCGCGAATACACGTGCGGCCATTACGATCCGACCTATGACGCATCGCAAGCCGGCCGCGATTTCTGGTTTACCCGTAACGGCCATGGCGTCGGCTTTTGGGACCGTGGACTCGGCGAGGTAGGCGAAAAGCTTTCCAAGGCGTGCGGCCGAACTGAGATCGATCCTTATTTCGGCGAAGACGGCCGAGTCCATCTCGATTGAACTATCACCTTTAAAGAGGGAATCACGCAAATGAATCTTTTTGAAACCGAAAAGCAACTGGCAGCTTCCGGCTACCTTTTCCGCATCGTCGACAATGGTGGCGCGACCTTCGATCGTATAACCGTCATTTTCAGCGACGGGGATTGCCTCGGCCTATCGCAAAGCGGCGCCGGCTTTTCCCAATGGGGCGGCAATATAGACCTGCAGGGGATAGCCGAACGCGTTGAAAGCGGCGAAGAGGTCGACCTTTCATTCGGCGACCTATTGCCCGAATTGCGCTTGCACATTCTCCGCAGAGTCAATGAGGCATGGCGCGACTCTCTGGAAGCGATCGCGGCCGATAATCGCGACATCGTAGCAAGCGGCCGTGAGAAGGCTGAAGTCAATGACGGCACATGGCAAAGCGGTGGCAAGGGCATTTATGCGGCCGGAACGGCCTATTGCGTGCGCCTGGACTCCTATTGGGGTGGCGAAGACCGCGGACCTTACACAAGCCCGGCTGAAGCATTGGCAGCCACGTTGCCGGATGCATATTCGCTTGCCGGTCCTGAGTATCATTCATCCGTCGACGTGGACTCGATGAAACGGACCAAGGGCACGGCCGCCAGGTTGCGCGCCTTGGAAAAGCGCAACGCAATGGAGTCGGCAGCATGACCTATTTCAATGGGCATGGTTTCACGGATTGCCGAGGCCAATGGCGCTATGCACCCACGACGGCAATCTACTGTGACACATGCGCGGAATCAGCAATTCCGCTGCCGCAGATTGATTCTCGCCGAGATGGGGAATCCGATGCTGAACACGCGCGGCGGGCGGGCGGACAGCGCCACCACGGAACCGATTTCAAATGGGCGCCCTGGTATGGCGGAAACACCGCATGCATGAAATGCGGGAAGCTTGTCTAAATGACCTTCCTACATCTCGGCAATGGCGCCGCTATCCCGTATCGCTACCTTTCCCGTCACGTGGGAATCTTCGGTGCAACGGGAACCGGTAAATCCGTCACGCTTGGCGCCATTGCCGAGCGTGCGCCTTGCCCGATTCTGATATTCGACGCGAAAGGCGACCTTGAGTCCCTTGCGTCGACTCTCATTCGGCCGGCTATGCGGATCGATGCAATGGGCGCCGATCTACTAGCACGCGCCCTAGACCTATCCGAAGCACAAGCCGGCGCCCTTCAGATTGCCCTCGCATGGGCCGAAGACTGCAACCGCGGCGTTGCCACGCTCGCGGATCTGCGCTGCCTGCTTAACGATGCGCTGCAGCACGATCTAAGCGGCGCCTACGGTCTCATATCCCCGATATCCGTTGCGGCCGTCCAGCGTGCCCTATTGCGGCTGGAACGGCATTCCCCGTGGACTTTCACCGCGTCGACGTTCGATCCGCGCGACACGGCCGGAATCGCGGTCTACGCAGCTGCCGAACTGGCCAGCGTGCCAGGTCTATATGGCGCGTTTGCCGCCCATGTGCTCGACTCGCTTTATCGCGGTCTCGGGGAAGTCGGCGACGTGGCAGCACCCGGACTCCTGGTTATGATCGACGAAGCGCATTTGATATTTGACGGTGCGAGTCCATCCATCGTGCGGCGCATAGAACAAATCACGCGACTCATTCGTTCGAAGGGAGTCGGCCTGGTCTATGTGACGCAATCGCCTTCGGATCTACCGGCCGCGATAGCCGGGCAGCTGGCAACGCGGATTCAACATGCTTTGCGCGCATCGACTCCGCAGCATCTCAAAGCGCTTAAAGCCGCGGCCGAGACCATGCCCGGCAACATCGCTGCCGCGGATATCCTGGGACTCGGAACCGGGCAGGCTATCGTTTCCATTCCAGATGCGGCCGGCAAGCCCTTGCCAGGTCGCTGCGTTGCCATACAGCGCGGCAAGGTCGCTTTGCATGGCGTAGGGCTTCCTGAGCCTGTACAGCCTGCTAGGGCGCCCATGGCGGCAGATGAGCCTATCCCCGAGCCTTCGGCGCCCATGCCTCGCCCATGGTGGCGCTATGCTGTCTGGACGGCCGCGGCGCTATGGGGACTCGTGCTGATAGGCCACGCGTTGCCTTAG